CCAGCCTGCGTTTGCAGCACCCTGATATATTGGTGCCCCAGTGTTTCCGCCTGGCATTTTCTCTATATTGCTATTTGTCTGCCACCCTGGCTTAAAGACCAATCTACGCCTGCCTGCGGTACCGCTATGCTTGTGTAGTCCTGATAAAATCTCGCTTTTTATCTACCCCAAACCTCAAAAAGACCCTATTAGGGGTCTATTTCAACGACATGAAATTATTGAGTATTTTTATGCGCTCATTAATTTTTGGTGAGAGTGTTTTACATTTTCCCGACTAACTGTGCAGTAAATCATGGTTGTGTCCAGCTTGGTATGCCCCAGAAGTTCTTTGACCTCCTCCAGCGGCATTCCCTTTTTGAGTACGTTTGTCGCCATTGTTCGCCTAAATCGATGTGGGTGTACCTTTGCCACCCCTGCATTTTTTCCAATCCGACGCAACACCTTTTCCACGCCCGCTACCGTCAATCGCGTATGTGGCGCTCTTGCACTGACAAACAGCGCCTCGTTATCATCTGACCTGCTGTCCAGATATGCCTTTAAATGCAGGCATGACGTTGCTGTAAGGTATGTCTCCCTCTCCTTGCTCCCTTTCCCGTAAACTATCACATTTTTACCGTAAAAGTCTATGTCTTTACGATTCAAAGCTACAAGTTCCGATACTCTGACTCCGGTGCTGTATAAAAACTCAACCAGTGCCAGATCCCTTTCCTGTTCACAGATTCTGCGCAGTTTCTCCAAATCTTCATCGCTAAACGGTTGCTTGATCTTTTTCTCCACCTTGATCGGCTCCAAGCCCGATGTCGGATTTTTCGGAATATATCCCTTTGCATTTAGCCAGCCGAAAAAGCTGCTGAATACAAGCCGGATATTATCCAGGTACACATTAGATACGTCTTTGTCCTTTTTATACTTAGCCAGGTAGACGAACAGGTCATTTTCCGTGATTTTTTCCACCGCCGTATTCAGATACTGCAACATATGGGTAAGATGCATCTTATACTGTTCTATTGTTCGTTCTGACTTTCCCTCCGTTTTCTTACGCGCCAGAAACAGCTGCAGATAGTGTATGTAACTCTGATCCACGTCCAGAAGCTCTGTACACCGCTTTTCTAATTCATACTCCTGTAATTCCATATACAGTGCTGTTTTCAATTCACCACACTGCTCCTGCGTTATTATGCCCATCATCTTTGCCAAAATGTTCGTTATAAATTCGTCCTTCATAAAGACTGCCCTCCTGTGTTTTTGTTTCATTGTAACACAGGGGGCGATCCCTATGTGGACTGCTTCGATATTACTCTGCGTCTAATAATACCTGCACCTGTACACGCCATAATGACGGTACGTCTTCAACCGCCATAAGCCCTGCCTTGATACGCTTATAATACAGTTTTGCCATGATCACTCACCTCCCTTCAACGCTGCGATCTCATTTGCAAGCTCCGACAATGCATCCATGATCGTGCCATCATTATCCGCAAGCTCCATTACAGCTGATGCCAACTCTGCATTTGTTGGTGTCGCCGCTTCCTCTGCAGCCGCTTTGTCTGCTGCTTCCTTTTCTGCTGCCTGAATCGTCATGATCTCATCGTATTTGTCTGCATCAAACACCCACTTTTCCCCGTCCCAATAGCACGCCTGTGCCTTGTTTGGATCTGCATACGGAGGGAGTTCTGCGCACTCGATGTTCCCATTTTCGGTTACATAGGAATAGTAGTAGCTTTTGTCCCTGGATTCATCCAGGACAATGATCACATTGTATTTCATAAAATCTCCTTTCAAAACGCCCCTAACAGGGCTGTTAATGGTTACGTATGGGCAGATAAATAGCAATTTAAAACTGAAATTTGCAAAAGAATATATCGGGCTTAACAGAAGTTATACATTTAAAAGTAAACCCAATTTTGTGCTAATTACACATATGTCTCTAAATGTAGATGCTGATAATGCGTCAATGTGGTCAGAAATCGGATATGGGACTACAGCCGCAAAAGCCGCCCTAATTTATGTTAAAGGCTTAGGATTTATCAGGGCTGATGGGTACTTTTTTACGTCTGCATTATGGTCAGGTAACACTATGACATGGACGGTTAACGTAAACTCGAGCACCAATCCTAGTAACTGCTACATTTATTATGCATAGGCAAATTATATCGGCATAATAAAATTTATTTTCCATATATTCGGATTTCGCCGTTTAATAGCGGGTGGCAACCAGATGCTGTTAAGGTAATTACATCATTGGGCTTAACGTTAAAAATCGATATACCGCCACCAGCGCTGGGTTGTCCGCCTGGTTTAGGGCTTGTTACCGAGATTGTCGTTTGCGGTAATCCATTCTTGCTTATAATATAATTAGGCTTTTGAGTGACATTATCTTCGGTATACCCATAATGATATCCACCTGCTGTAATTATAAAAATTAAAGATTTTATGCCATCAGGAACCTTATAGTCTGAAAAGCTTGTAGAAGTGTTTTCACTCGAACGATTAATTGTTTTTAATAAATTGTAATCGTTTAAGTTGCCCCCTATATTGCTATTTTTCGTCCTAAGCTTACTGTTCGCATTGTAAAAAGCTGCAGCTGGTACTGCAAGATAAGTGTATGTATCATCCTGCGTTACAGGTCCAGAATCAACCGTCACTGCCCCTTTGTTTGCCATCGCTCCGGCTGCCTCGACACTGCTGGCATTGGTAAAGGTCTTTCCGGTCAGCACGTCCCCTGTCCCTGCTGTACCTTTTTTTGTTGCCGCCACACCCGCGTTATACCCAGTTCGATAATTCGGACTTTCTTCGTTTATACTATCATCTGCCTCTTTTATATTGCTGATATTTTCTGCCATTGTTGCAAACGTATCATTCGCCTCAGTCGGCACTCCCTTGCCAGTGATGGCGTCTGCTAATAAATTTTTCCCATCACTGGCACTTTGAAAACACTCACTTACCCTTTTGCCCATATTGTTGATCTGTGTCTGCAGGTCTCCTTTGTCTACTATATCAACATCACCAACAATTAACTTGATCAATGTCCAGATTTTAAGCCATACCTTGATAAGTCCGTTCTTGTCTAACTTTTCGTCACCCATTTATTCAATCTCCTCTCTTTTCCTGTCTGCTGGACTGCTTCCAGCGACCGCCCCATTGTCCTATCCGAATTCTATTCCGTCGGAATCACGCAGATTGCATCGATCTCTTCTGCAGTAATATTTCTGAGATCGCTCTTCATCATAAAATTTGAAAAATCGAAGATACCCGCAAGACAGTCCCAACCGTTTTCCGTATACGCCACATTGGTTCCCGCCGGATATGTTTTTCCCGATCCGTCGACAAATGCCTCTGTGGTCTCAAATTCATCCTTGATGTTGTACGTATGCCCCGCTTTCATTCCCTCCGTGGGAAGCTCTGCAAAGTTCACGCTCCCGATAAACTTGTACACTCCGGACACTGCCTGTGCCACTGTATCTGTCAGTTCTTTCTTTGACGCAAAATTATCCACTGCGTTAGTCCAGACCTGGCTCAGACCTGTTTTGTCCAGATACTTCGGCGTTCCCGGATTTTCCTGTGTCGTTCCTGTATTCTCCTGTGTCGTTTCTGTATTCTCCCGTGTTGTTCCCATAGTTGTTCCTCCTCACTTAATTAAATTCATGTTTCCTATAGGCTGACAGGGGCGGCCTCTGAAAACAGTCCTGTATGCAGGCACTATAAAACTTCATTTTTAATTGCTTCCATTATCTCCGTGGCACTCAGCGCTTCCGGATCCGGCGATGTCTGTCCGATCCATGTTGTATTGACGGCTTCCGCTATTTCATCAACGCTCAATGCTGATGGATCCGGGGACGCCTGCCCATGCCACGGCGTACTCACGGCTTCCAGTATTTCGTCCGCTGTCATCGCCATGTTATCCGGTATATCCGGGATAACCGGAAGATCCCCGTGATCTCCGAATACAATGAGGTACTGCTCCTCCGCTGTCTCCGCACAGCCGTCATAATAAGATGCATCCTCGCCGTCCCATCCAGCACAGATCATGTCACGAATTTCTTCTGCCGTGACTTCCGAGCCATAATCCTCCCATGTCAGTCCCGTGTCAGCCACGATATAGTCAGGCTCATGCGAATAAACCTGCCGGAAACATTCCTCTATTACGCTATAGTACTGTATATACCGGAAACAAAACACCTCATCAAACGCTTTCTGGATCTCATCCAGATCTATCGTTATGTCTTTCCCGCCACCGCAACCGCGATAACAATCTTCGCTGTGGGGATCATCTCCAATGTATGTATACACCTCCCTGTCTGCGATCAGCACCTGTCCAACTTCGATGATATCAGCTTTAGCAGTCTCAATGTATGCCTCCAATGGAATATCCACGGTGATCGGAGCTACTGCACAAATGGCACTTGATAAAACAATATTGCTCAGTTCTGACTGTGTAAGCTTTATGATGGATCGTATGCGCTTCTCAATCACCGTAAACGACGCCGTATCGATGTATTCCGCCTGCCCCCTGGCATTACCATAAACAGCCAGGACTTCCTCCGTTCCGTCCGAAACATAAAGCGCCTTCTCCCTAAAGTAGAATCCATCTGTTATTTCTGCGTTTGTAAACACTGCCGCAACAAGTACAGAATCATTTCCATTCAGGAATACTCCGCCAATATCAACAGTGTGCTCAGGAACTATCACTTCTTTAATGTCCCGTTCCGAAATGCCATTTGTAATTTCCCCTGATCCCATTATCAGCCTTGTAAATCTGATCCTATATCCTGCTGCCGCTTTCGCAAGCATCCTCTCACCTTCCACAGTCAGATAATCCTGAAAAGCCACTCCCTCACCTCCTCACATATGTAGTCATCAGCTCGCTGTTAGTATACGCCAGATACGTCCTTACCTCCATCATTCCGTCCAATATAAGCTCGATCGAATCTATCTGTGCGCTCTTCCTTTTTACCTTGTCCAGAATGGATATGAACTGTTCATACTTATCTTTCAGTATACTTTGGTTTAGAGTCTGAATCTTGAAATGTCCGGGCTCACCACCATATGTATACCAGTCTATGATCTCACCCTCGCCAAAATATTTGTTGATAACCTGTTTCGCCGCCCAGTTCGTACCCATTTTGGCATGCACAAGATCTGATTCCTTGATGATGTTCCGCCTTACATCAATAGCGGCCGCCTTATCGTACCAGCTTATATGCAGTTCCTCTGCGAGCATGTCCAACTCATCCGATTGTAATAAATCAATCTTATCCCATGTCGTGAACAGGACAATTTTTGAGTATAGTTCCTCTGCTATCGCATCCACAGACACTGATAATCCGATGTTCGCTGCGTCTGTCCTCATGAAAGACGGCAGCAACTTTATAAAATCCATATTTTTCAGATCCATATTACCAGTCCCTCTCTATTGCATGCGATACTGTCAATGTGTTAAACAGGGCTATCTGCGTATTGATCAGTTCCCTATATGTCGGCGAAATCACCTCGATCCTTGTGCACCCTGTCCCGTTTTTGGGAGACAGGCAGAAAGAGCGGAGTTTGTCCGGGTTTATAGCCCTTCCCATTTTCGTCCCCTGCCATTCTTTATATTGATCGATCGCCCCGTTTTTTCCTTCAATTGTCTCGATGCACTCCGACTCTTCGGCAGCAGTCGTATAATACTTTATATTGATATCATACAGTACTGTCGTAGGCGGCTGGACGATCACGAGATCAGTCATGGGACGTACATCGTCCGCGTTGCACGCTTCGTAAACTTTCTGTATAATATCATCACCCGGTATCTTTCCGCCGTACAGGACCGGCACGATCAACACGATCCCTGCCATATCCCGTTTAACAGATATATCAATCTGTGTCTTCTGCTGCAGGGCTCCATCTGGTGATATTATTATTTTTAATATCTCATCTTCATACACGACATGATAATCAACTCCACGTTCTGCCTCCTCGATGCTTACCGATTCTGCATCATATCCCTTTCCGCCAAGATATGCATACCCTCCCAATATGTTTAATGTCTTGCTGATCCTTTGTATATCGGATATGATTGCCACATCAGCAATTGATGCATCAGCAGATTTGGCATGGTACTCGTATGCGTCCCTCGGTCCGGCTACCGACAATGATGTTGGTGCAAGCCTTATCCTCTCACGATAGTGCTCATCTCCTGTTCCTCCGTCCTCTTCCGGATATGGCTCACCATCATTTCCGTCATATGTGATAGTGATATTCTTCACGGAATCTATGTAAGGTATCAAATCAACAAGCCTGCTTATACTTCCTGCCAGATATCCGTTGTATGCTTCACCCGTTAACGTACATTCCGCCGGCGAATCCACATACGCAGCTCCTGCCTGCAATACCACCGTGTCCGTGGTCTTAAAATACACTTCACTATCCGGTGTCGCCCTCGTTCCTTCTGGGATTATAATATTAGTTGTTATTGCAGAATTAAGGGTAAAACGAAGTGTCGTTTTGGCAGACCTTGCCGGAATGCGGTAACACGCATACCTTTCGCCCAGGGCATCCAGTACTTCACCGCGCGCATACCTTAACATTTTCTGTTTACAGGCATCATTCGCCCTGCTGTAAACCGCCAATACCACTGCGACAATCGCGTCTCCAAATATCCGTCTCTCATCCCCTGGATACAGGGGTTCTCCCACCGATTTTTCCAGTGTAGTTATGACTGTATTATAAAGTTTCTCGGAATCTGTCTCTATAAATGATATCTCTGCCATATTGCGCTACCCTCTCACTACCGCATCAATACTAAACTTAAAGTTTCCTTCCCGTGCAAGGAACGCTTTCAAATCTATCTGCTCCACGTTCACTCTCGGCTCATATGTTTTTATAAGCCACCTTGTATCTGCAATGAGTAATGGAACAGCTATCGGTTCCGGCCGGTCGATCAGCGATGGATCAATCCCTTTTACCCTGTCATATGTACATTCGCCCCTGACAATACGCACCAAATTCGCCACACACTGCATTGGTAATCCGTTTCCACTCGCCTGCATGCTATTTCCCCCATTGATTTATTCCTCATGTTTCGCTTTTCAAATATGATCTCGGTCTTTTCCTTGAAACCCGGTCAGTCTTGCTTGCCCTGACAGATACTGCACTGGCATTTCCCGCACTGCCCCCGGTTTTTGCAGTACTGTCAACTTCTGTAACCTCTTCCCGAAATTCCTTGAATTTGAATGATAGTGATGCCGCTGTAAATGTTCCGTCAGGCCGCATTGACACACTCCCAACCGACACATTCTGTAGCTGCACATTGTCCGGTCCAAACACTTCGCTTCCGATGATCAGCGGAGCCGCCAGTCCTATCATCGCTTTCCACTGTCCAATCATTTCTTTTATATTGCTTGTACCTGTTTCTATACGGTATGTTGTCGACAATGATATTTCTTCGTCCGACAACGCCACCTGTTCTGTCGGTGCATTCCCTTCCTTATCTGCATTCGTGTCTGTCTTCATGGAATATGATGTCGACAACGATTCCAGATACGTAATTGTACTCGGGCTACACTCCCACATCATACCATTCCAGTACGCCATTGCCATACGGATCACCCCATGTTATATAATCTTACCGCCAAGCTTCATATCTTTCTCTACAGTGAGAGTCCCCCTGACTGTAACGTCCTCCTCAATTGTGCCCTCCCAGTTCCCATCCATGCGTGATACGACTATCCCGGTTTGGTCATCAAATACTATAAAAGCAATTTCCGATCCTTTTTCGAGATTTCCCATTTTCCCCCGGAGATACCACGGAATTGTAATCGGTAGTGTTGATGTTCCTTCCGCCGATGCAGCCTGCACCCTCGCCTTTGTCGGATTTCCATTTTTGTCTGTCTCCCCCTCCATCGTAAGGATTATACCTTTCTGTACCACACCCACTAATATCCCTCCAGTGTTTTTCGAAAAAATAACTTTGTTTTTGCCCGCACCATATCCTGACGTACATGCGTCAGGAATACGGGCACATTCCAGCTGCTTACCCCTGCCGTTTCCAGATTTACCACACTCCCGGCTGCATAGGCGCCCAGAAACTTGTCATAGTCGATCACCCCTGATGACATCTTTTTGTTTTCGTAACGCAGCATATTCTTCGCATATCTGTCTGCCTCACTCTGACTTGACATATTGATGTTGATCACTTTTGTCAATATCTTTTCAGGTGTTCCGATCGTTGTATATCTGCCAGACAGTTTCCCATTTTTCAAGATGCATGTGCTATAAACATCGTTCGACTCATCCTTATATTCAAAATGATTTCCATTTCTTACTCTCAATGTCACATCTGCACCTGCTGACTCGATACTTTGCTCGCTGTACACGATCATTTTTTTATCGTATACAATAAAAGTACAACCCTCCAATATGCATCGCTCAGACAAGAACACAAAATCTTCCTTATTCTGCTGGTTCACATACTCGTATACCTGATCTGTTACCCCGTAAAATTTGCAGGAAATAGAATGTCTGCCTGCTATTTCCTCACACAACTGTTTAAAATGTACATTCTGCCACGATTTACTGCTTTTATCATTATGATCCTGCGGCACAGAACTTGCCCTGATACACATTTTACCATTTTCCGGTCTGACGCTTGTGATATTCATTTCACCAGTGCTGCACGCTCCAAGGACAACAGATATTTTGTTACCTTTCACCGGCTTCCAGCTGTCCCATCTATCATTTCCGTCGTTAAAAACAATACGCAGTGTGTCCGCCTGCTGCTCTCCGTATGAATCATATATACATGTGTTCACGGACACTTTTTGATAGATATCTGTCCCTTCAAAAAATATCTGCATCGTCATCTCCTCCACGGCGGAAGTGTTGCCGGACGCTCTGATCTGTCCAATACCGGCACCCTCAATCTTATTCCTGCCTCAAAGACCAATATCTCCATATACTGCGGATTTGCCTGTATTATGTATGATGCCATCTGTTCATCATCATAAAAGTCAAGCGCCAGTGCATCATATGTATCTCCCTCTTCTGTGATATATTCCTGATAATCTTTAACCAAAACTTGCCTTATATTGATCGCCGCCTCTCCTATCCAGCATATCTGCCAGCATATCAACCAGATTCTCCTCTTCCTCCCTAAGCCTTTCCATCAGGTCAAATTCAACGGTTTCTGTGTTGTTGATCGTTATCTGTGGGGCAAATGTAACATTGATCGTTACGCCCCCCTGCGCGGAGTTCCCAGATTCAAAGGTATCCAGCAGGGAATCATTTACCCCAAGCATCCGTCCTGCTCTCGCCCAATAGCTGAGATTTTCATTCCTGTATGTATGGTCAAAGGATATGACTGCCTCTGTTCCAGCTTCACCTGCTATTGATACCCCGTCCGTAAATCCGCCTGCTGCCAGCTGCGGAAGCTGTATGGTGGGAATACTAAGGGACTGTCCCCCTATCCCCGGCACCCAGTCAGGAATTGTTATTCCGTTAATACCTGTAATAAGGGCATTAATGATATCAACGACAGGACTGATAAACAACAGTGCAGTTTTTCCGATACCCTGGACAATATTTGAAAATATGGATACAACATTACCCCATAACGCTTCCCAATTTCCAGCAAAAACATTGGCGATGAAATCGCACAGCCCTGTGAAAACACCTATGATGCTCTGGACGACGGAAACTATCCTTGTCAACCATACTGACACTACTGCTTCTATGAATGGTGCCGCCACTTGAAATCCTTTAGCAAGAATTCCTATCCATCCGGCCAAAGCTGGAAGAAATGAGGATGCGAGACTTCCTATCATGTCAAATACAGGACTTAACGCTTCCACAATCGTTCCTATAATCGGAGCCAGTGCCACCAGAAGTTCAGCCATTATTGGTAAAAGCGATTCGACAAACTGTCCCACCACTGGCGCTATTGTCTCAAACAATCCCCCAACCTTCGACAAAATATTCTGGAATATAGGCAAATATTGTTGGGCAATCTCTGCCAGCACTGGCTGCATCCTTTCCCACAACCCGCACATCATGCCTAATTTCCCTTCAAACCCTGGCATAATTCCCAGAATAAGATCACCGACTGCACTGATCACTGGCGACAATGCGGAATATAAGTTTTCAATAATAGGTTGTATGTGTTCCAATCCACTTTGAACGACAGGGAGCAGTTTCTGGGCAATATCTTTTACTACAGGCAGTATGGTTCGCCCAACGCTTGTCATAAAATTCTTTCCAAGATTTTTAATACTTTTAATTGTATATTCGAGGGTATCTGTCTGTTTTGCAAAAGCTGCCTCCGTCGCCCCCGCTGCCTCATACATCGCCGCTGTCTTCTCCACAAAATTACCAGCCTGCGCACCAGACAGGGCAAGTATGGCTGTCTGTGCCTCCACCGATGAAAACATCTTGGCAAGCGCCTGAGTGTCCCCGTTAACAGTCCCCCCTAATGCCTCCAAGGTTCCCTGTAACCCCAGGGATTCCAGTGCCACATTCGCATTCTCATATCCGAGGGATTTTAATGCCTTGGTCATTCCGTCAGTCGGACTCATCAGCCCTGACATGACAGCCTTCATCTGTGTCGACACCTCTGCAGTACTTCCTGTCACACCTGTAAGCGTCGCAAACGCCCCGTATAACTCCTCCTGTGCCACGCCCAATGCAGACGCCAGCGGAACTACCTTTCCCATCGAACTGGCAAGTTCCGGGAAAGATGTCTGTCCTAATTTGACCGTCATAAATGACAGATCGGACGCTTTTTGAAATGCCTCACCAGATGTATCTCCATATCCCTTTGTCACTGCCGTTAAAAGATTGATCGCATCTGTGGTCTCCGCTCCTCCGGCTGCTGCCGCTTTCGCGGCAAGTTCCATCTGACTGACCGCATCCTCGCTGTCACCGACTGCAGATATGATCTGATACAGGCCGTCTGTCAGCTCGTCTGTCGCAACTCCTGTATTATTGGACACCGCCAGTACATCATCGCCAAGCTCGCTGATCCTGGCTGATACCTGTTCCGCATCGCCATTTAACAGGGTTGCAACATTTGCCATCTGCGTCTCAAAGACAGCCGCATTTGAAACTGCGTCTGCTCCAAATTTAACAATTGCGGCAGTTGCTGCCACTGTCACAGTTGAGACTGCCGCTATACCAGCCTTTAGACCGCCAAACTGCTTCTGTGCGTTATTGATCGACTGGGCAAGTGACGGATCCAGCTGTCCCGCGATGCTTATTATCGCTTCAAGCGTCCTGTTTCTTCCCATTGCCTAACGCTTCCTCCTTCTTCTGCCCTGCAGCCGTGCTGCTTCAACATTTCTCTTCTGTCTTTCGTTCTCCTCCCTGATGTCATCCGTGGCTTCCGCAAACTCTTTTAAAAAGCTGATCATCCCCGTTTGTTCTATTTCTTTGATTCCGGTATGGTAGATTCGGGAGTAACTTCGGATTGCCCTTCTGAGCTGTTTGGGCTTGAGGGTTCCGCCGATCTCCCTGCTATAAAATTTCTTCCTACTTGCGTAATCTTTACCAAGTCATACCCCTTGATCCTCTCCATGTCGGCAATGTCGATCAGTTTCCTGTTTGCTGCCACGACCGCTATCATGCCCAGATACATGTGGAAATTAATATTCTGCTCCATTATGGGCGCGCTGGGTTTCCCGTTCTGGGTGGCACTAAGCGCTTTGGCGTCCGCATAGGTCGCGGCCGTTGCATAATCCTCACAGGTGATTTCCTCAAAGTCATATTCCAGTTCCTTATAATTTTTCCCATTGATCAAAACGGGCTGTCTAAGCTCTAATTTCTGTCTCATGTGCAAATCCTCCAAAAAAATAAGGACATATGAATGCCCCCGATTACCTTTCCGTATTATCTTATAACAGACTGTTCAGCCTGCCCGCATAATCCACACCGTTGATCTTACAGATGCCCGAAAGTTTATCTACCATCAGCACTTCGTTCCCGTCTACAAACAACTGATACCGTGTTACGGACAACGGGATATCCACCTCGACGGAATCTCCCGGATTCAGCTCGAACGATGGCACCGCTACCTTTGGAATACCACGGATAAACGCCTTGCACCCTTCCAGTCTGTCTGAACCATTAACCGGAGTCACCTGCTGCGCCCACCGGAATTCATACGTTTTGTTTTCCATGGTCAGTGCTTTCGCAAGCCCTGCATCCACCCCGATCTTTTGGATCGTGGCTTCCATTGTTTCCACAAGTCCAAACAATGGTACTTCATGTTCTCCCAATGCTGCTTTTACCGTAGCTGTCACATGCGTTATCTCGGGCAGTGTGATTGTTGTATTTCTGGCGACCAGACTCCCATTGATATACACCGTTGTACCGTTTACAGGTCCTCTAAGATCTGTTACTACCGCCATTGTTATCCCTCCCCATCAAAATATGCGGAAAATCCCTCTTCCGTATATGCCACATATACCGTTGCACTCTTAAGCGGCGGCGTCGGCGTCACCGGAATGTCCCACCTGAAATCCCCGTTCATCATGTCTTCGGTACTGTTATTGGATTCTAGGAAAAGTACGGACGGATTCCCGATCAGCGCCCCCTGTGCAACTAGCGTATCAAGCTTTTCCTGCTCCCTGTTTATGATCCTGTCCCTGAGTTGTTTCGTAAACGGCTCATCGATTGTCGTTCCCCACTCGCGCTGGAAACTATTTGTAATGTGGAACAACATACGCATGGAAACATCAAATATTGCCCTTGGATCCACATCTGCGCCATAGGTGTATGCTGCAGTATGGTCTCCCCAGAGCACCCAGTTGCCCCCCCAGAATACACAGGTACTTATGCCATTTGAAGTCAGTTCCTTGCTGGTGATCTGGTCAAATCCCTTGTTTGGGGACGCATCCCCGAAATACTGCCTTGTGACTGGTATCTGTTTATTTCCGCATGTTTCAAACGGGACTGACGCATGGGTATGGTCTATGCGCATAAACTCGACTGCTGCCAGCGTAGACAAGTGATACACTTTTCCAATATTATCCCTGCCCTGCGGCCAGAATACCTTACTGCGTTCACTGTTGTATCCGTTCTGTTTCTTCCATGCCTTTGCCTCGGAAATAGTTTCTATGGATACTTTTTCTTCGTTCTCACCTGCTTCCAAAGGAATATCTGCAAGAACGAACGCATCCCAATGACCGTTGATCTGCTCTGATGCTGTCAGCATTGCATTATACACTCTTGGTATATGGCTCCATCCGGGTGCCATTAACAGGTTGCAGATCTGATACTGCTCCTGGTAAAGCAGCTGCAGCGCCCCCAGTCCTGAATATTCTCCATTTGCCGTCACGCTTCCTATGATCGCATCGGCATTGATTCCATCAAAATCTACCTCCAGATAGCTCGCATCGACTGCTCCAGTGATCCTATTTGCTCCGATTGATTTTATGATCGCAGTACCACTCGCATAGTTGTAATCAACTGTATAATCGTAGCCTTCAACAAGTCCATCGAGAGCAAGCGTATCAAGTATGATCGTAGTACTTTTGATCACTGCCTGCCCATTCGAAAACACCAGACTGATATTAACAGCATCCTCCGGCATTTTTCTGTTAATATCGGGATCCAGCACATTGATCACGTATATGGGTCCTATATTTCCCAGTACATTATCAAAATGAGCTGACACTGCCTCGCAGAGCGTAAACCGTTTCCAATCACCCGAATAACCTATTGTCTGCTGTGCATTGGGCAGGTTCATCAATTTCACTGGTGTATTGACAATGCCATGCTTTTTATATCCCCTGACCAGATTGACAGGCGCCGTCCCCACATAGACAGAGACAGTCCCTGACTGTATGGCATTGCGTGCTATGGTTTGCCCAAGCTTGCCATATGCACCATACAAATATTCATTTGCCATGGTCTAAAAAACCTCCTCCTACAAATATTTTTCTATTTCATTGTTTCTGTAAAATACTGACCGTACCTTAAACTGCACCCATGCAAACCAATATGGGTAAAAATCCGGTATGTTATCCTGTTCCTTGTAGCATCCGAATGTAACCGGAGTGTCCTTAACGATCTGTACATAGCCATCAATATTATTGATCTCCCCCAGTTTCATCAAAATGCCGTCCACAAGATTCCATGCGTCCATCCACCCCGTATACGATGGCTCGAAATGCGGCGTCCTCTCCGGACGACTACCCTTCGGAAAATAGATGTCCTGAGCATGGATCCCCGGATTCCAGCAGGAACAGGCAAGATTGACTGTCATTTCCCGGCTTCCCTTTAACAGGTCATCAGAACCACTTACAAGCTGCACGCACACGGACGGCATGTTCGGGTGTCCTGGCGGCGGTATCTTATCCTTTGTCGGCAGGAACATCACAAATGCATATGGATTTACTTCCTGATACTGGTACCCATCATCCATCGGTGCCAGTATCTGTTTCCTGTTATTGTCCTGCACCCTGCCCTCTGGAGGAACCTTGAATTTGTAATTCGGACATACTGCATTATTAAGCCAGTCCGCTATTTTGATCATCGAATCCGTTATCGCCATAATCCCTCCCTCTTACACATTGATAAATAAAGATACAGAAGATACACCCATATCCTCATCCCACGTCTCGACCGTATACGGGACACCGTCCAAACGAAGTTCCTCGCCAGGCTCCCTGCGCGGCGGCAGATCCTCACTCTGCGCAAACAGAAATACTGTTGACTGGGAAATGGCAAACTCTGCACCGCCCTTTCTATCACGGTATGTCTGATCGTCAACAACACATACCACTGTCTTTCCGTCAATGCTGTGTTCTTCTCCGAATTCATCAGGATTAAAAAATACCCCCATATCCTGCCTGACCATATCCTGAAACGCTGACATGATCACACCTCCGGATCCGCCGCCTGTAAGATTGGGGGTGCCTCTTTGTCAGAGATATCGGTTTCGTCACCCTCCTCTTCCAGATCGTCACTTACTTCCTGATTTTGCTGGATCTTTGAAACATTTCTTATTTTTTCTGCCAATACTGCCTTGCTTCCATCAGCGGGAAGCCCCAGATCCTTCGCCATCTTTCTCAATTTCTGGATCGGAAGCTGTTCAAGGTCATCATCCTGACCGCCCGGATCTGCTGGAACATAAATCTTATCCGGTTCCTTTTCAGTATTTACAGCTGCCTTTTCTGCAATGCCAAGCCCGATCAGCCTTGCAGCCTCTTTATCGTTTACTTCAAACGGATCACTGTCCTTATCCTTTTTTTCAATATAACTTTTCTCCGGATCCGGTCTGTGCCCGTATGCACCTGCTAAAATTCTTATCAACATACACTCATTCCTTTCTGCCACAAGCCCCTTTAGTAAAGGACTGTAGCACTGATTGCTGAATCTTTGATCTTGGGAACCATTAATGGTCTCGCCTGCTGCGCCAGTGTCCGCACACTGTCATGCGTATTGTATGTAACATGCGGCACCCGCTTATTTACATATGTATGGAACTGCTTATCTGACTCCTCCATCTGGGTGATCGATCCATACATGCATTTCCCCATCCCGGGCGCAGTCACAACTATTTTTTCCGACGGAACAAACGGTTTCGTTTTTCCATCCTCAATGTCCACGTACTCCTCTGAATAACAGATCAGTTCCAGTACGATTCCCATGCAGTTGATTTTTCCGTATGATGTCGCTCCGTCAGGAAGCTGCTGCGGGTTGATATCTGCAAGGTTCAGCCGCCTGTTATCAAGCAGTTTCTGAATATAGTCATTGTTGATGATCACGTTTCCAACTTCATCTCCAAAGATCACATCTGATGCCCTGAGCCCGCGGTTTTTTAACATTTTTGCCATAATGTACAAATCCGTGATAATAACATCATTTGTCCTGCTCCATGATGCTGCCGGCGTATATACTGCTGTGTTCTGTTCCCCGTCATAAAAGTGGATCTCATACTCCTCATATTCTCCCGATCCGTATTTGTCCGCATACTGCCGGAATGCATACCCGTTGTCAAAAAGCGTCCGCGATGACATGCATTCCTCGCTTGTGTCGATCATTCCGTTTAGCTCTGTCAGGTCATTTTTCAGGATCTGCCCTTCCCTTGCTGCAGGTGTCTTCTGCGAAAACAGCGTCTCGCCAAACTGCTTCTTTTTCAGGTCGTCTACTGTGAGTGTCCGTTCGGGTGCAATGTACGGCGGCGTAAGCCTTTCTGTCCTGTACCCGTCCCTCGGCACTGCAATTCCTCCCTTTCTGGGGATCACAAACGGTGCCATCTTTCTTGATTTTTCATCCTTGTACTCGACCAGCACGTCCTCTGTAATAAACATGTCTTCATCTGACGTTTCGAAATACCTGTCGCGCAAAAAGTTCGGACGCTTAGGCATGAGCTCCATCGCCGCGATCATAGTCTGTGTCTGGTAAATGTCAATTGCCATATATTATATTTCCTCCTTTACATCAATGCGCCTTCCAGCAATATTCCCGCATCCCGCAGATCCTTACGGTCTTTGACTGATAACTGGTACCCGTCTGCAACAATGAGGCTCTGCGTGATAAATTTTCCTGTCTCATACGCCACACCTACCACCTCTTCCGTGGCAGATGTCACAGCAGGTTCTGCAAGAATGTATGACGCAGTTTTTCCTTCCGCACCACTCAGCAGGCTACACTTTCCATCAACGTCATCTGCTGCCAGTACTGATCCTCTCCCAAGCTGCATCTCACCGTCCGGTGTTGCCGAGAGCGTTACAGAAACGACGCTCATTGGAAAATCCGCATCTGCAACAAGCATCTCCGGCATACAGCTCCCGATTACTTCTCTTCCGGTCATTATACTTCCCTCCTCTGCTTCGTCTCTGGCGCAATCCCTGCGATCAGGGCAGCCCCGTCCATGATATCTTTCTGTGCCTGCTCTTCTGCGGAAAGATTGCTGTTGGGCGCCGGTGCAATCGCTTCCGCCCCGGAACTTTTGGCATCCTCTTTCATGTTGTTCAGAAATGCCTGTCCCGCATCATTCTGTGACTTCAAGGCTTCCAGGGCAAGGTCTGCGGCAGACATCTTTTCTTCACCGTACTTCGCCCGCTCTACCAGCGCCTTATCCGCGATCTTTCCTGCGATCTCATCAATTGATTTCAGACGGTTTAATTCGTCGCCCACCGCCGCACTGACTGCCTGCTGCGTGTCTGTCTGTGCTGACTGTATGGCAGTATTCCTGATCTTTTCAACAAGCTCCGGCTCCTGTTTCATCAGCTCTTCCAAGGTCATATGATTCTCTCCTCCTGTCTGTTCGTTGTCTATAACATCCGGCTTTTTCCCGGCAGTTACCTCTTCACATACCTGTATATAGTCAGGTATGTCCGTAAATCCTTTTACCGACATCGGTATCCCGTTAACGATCATGATGTTCCTGTCTTTATTGATACTCATTGTCACAGGCTGTCCCATGTCTGCAATCTCATCCGCAAATCCATTATCAATGGCGTCCTGCGCCGACATCCAGGTAGTTTTTGCCAGCATGCTTTTCACCTTTTCCTGATCCAGTCCTGTACATGTCGCGTATATTTCCGCAATAGATTTGTCGATGGCATTCAACTGCGCTATGCTGTCCTTCAATTCATTTGCATTGTATCTCCCGAACATAAAAGAAGATGCGCCATGAATCATCGTTAATGATCCATTGCACACCTTCCTGTGTCCTTTTGTTCCCCCCTGCGCTATGATCGATGCCGCACTTGCAGCCAGACCATCAACCACTGTGCTGACGATCCCTTTAAATTCCTTCATGCGGTTGTATATCGATATACCCGCAAAGACCTCCCCTCCTGGTGAATTGATATGGAATGTTACCTTTGACTTACTTTTCAGTTGTTCCATGTCATTCAGAAAATCAGCAAGGACAATATACATGCCCTCGATCCTGTCTCCCCACCAGTCAGTAGGGATCTCCGACACTACCTCGCCGTACATGTTGACCTCTGCCTCATCATCATTGTCAATAATATTATAGGGCTTCATATCCTGCGGCATCTTAAACGGCACTGGTGCCGGTCCATTCCTATAGTTCCTCATCACTGTCCGAATCATCTTCCCTATCCTCCTCTTCCATCATCGCCAGCCTTGACAATCTGTCCTCCAGTTCGTCTATTTTTCGAAATTCCATCTCCAACTGATCTATATTGGTATCCCAGTCGGATCCGTTAATCTTGGCAGCTGCCGCCTCATGGGTGGTCAGACCGTTTTGAATGGATAAAATTTCTGCATTTACTTCCTTGACCGGATCGAGCTGTCCCTGTGACGGTCCTATCCATTCGCTGCCCAGCCACGCCTCCCGCACAAGCGGATCACTGAAAAATCCCGGGGCATTTACCCGTCCCCTTGCGATCGCTTCCGATAGCCATATCTCATATACGGGCTTGCAGAACGAAGAAGCAAACCAGTTCCGATACATCTTAAACGCTTTCCATGCTTCCAGCAGCGCCGCTCTTGATGCGGAATAACTTGCTGTAAATTCCTTTATCAGAAGTTCTGCCGGAATCTCCAATGCCGCACCGATCTGTTTACACATAGCCTTGAAAAAAGGTTCAAAGCCGCTATTGGGTCTCTTCGTCTCGACCAGTTCGACACTTTCCCCCGGGTTCATAACATTTATATTTCCCGCTCCCATCTCATACTCGTTTGGATCATAACTGACCTGGTCATCTGCCTCCTGACCGTCTCCCACCTCATTAAACGGCATCCCATCCGCGCCTGTCGCCGCCTCCGATTTGATAAAGACAGAGAAAAATGCCTGTACCACTGCTGCCATTATTTCTGCATCTGTATACCTTTTGATCTGTAATAATGGCTCAATGATCGGCGCCAGATACGTGACACCTCTGTATTGCTCTGGCCGCTCCGTATTCATGATATGCATCACATTAGGGAGACCTGTTTTCCGTCCGTAAGCTTCGATCCTTACCCAGTCCGTCTTTTCATACGTAATCTGATATGGATATGTATTCCGAAACCAGTACGCAACTACTCCACCCTCCCTGTTTACTTCCACTCCATCATATATACGGTTGTTATTATCAGGATTTTTGCCCTCCGTGACCCCTATTGTATAAGCAAGCCCATCTGCCGGTGTGCTGCACCTGTCCGCCTCTATCACATGCAATTTTAAGGTGTATGGACAGTTTGGTGTTTCACCTTCTTTTCGCACTACAAACACATCCCCGCTTGACAGCCATGAGTAGAAACATAACTGCTGCATCATATAAAAATCATTGATCCCTGTAATATCACACCGCTGCTTATGCTCTGCCCACATCCGAAATTCTGCTTTCACTCCCCGTTCCCACTCCTTTGCCTGTTCTGATGTGAGTCCAAGGATCGCCCGGTCTGGTCTCGGATTTAATTTCAGTCCCAGACCGATGGTGTTTGTGCGGTTGGTTTTTACTGCAGACGCCGCTATTGGAGCCGACATTGTAAGCATACGCCCACGCTGCCTTAACGTGTAATTATTGTCGTCAATGTCTTCTCTCGGACTGCCTGACATAGGATTAAATCCTTTTAAAGCCCTCCTGGTATGACTTGCCCCTGCCTGCCCGTATCCCTTTGCACCAGATAGATGCAGATTGTTATATACCATACTTCCCCCCTACCAGTCCCTCGGTACTATTGCCATTGCTTTTCTGGGTCTGATACCGTTTAACAGATTTTCCAGTTCATCGCGCTCATCTTCGAGCTTTTCAATCTGTTCCTTGATATTACTACTGTATTGATACCTTGATATCGTCCTGCTGCCAATGGTGTAGCTCTGTATCCCTTTTGCCGCCATCATCTCTTTCTCCTTGGCGTAATAGGATTCCAGACGCTCATTAATTTTCTCAATCCGCCTCATGATTTGTGGTCTTGTCAATATTTTCATAAATATCACCTACCAGTCATCATCAAATGACTGCCTTTGTTTTTGTTTTCTATATTTTTTCTTCGGTGGCTTTGGCTGTCCCTCCGGCGCAAGCTCTTTAAGCGTCCTGAAAATACGATCAAGATTCGGACGCAATGCCTTAAATGCTGCATTTGCGTAGTTTCTGCAGTCCAATGCTTCATTTCTCTCATGTCCGGGAATTTTTTCCCATTTCCATTTTCCGTTTACATATGTTACTTTTTCCGACAGCAGTCCGGCAAAATAGGTCTCGTCATATCCAAGACCGTCATTAAGCGGAAAATGCGAGTACCTGCTTCCGGGCTCTTTTACGTCCAGCCCTGTCATGATATGGTCTTTTCCAGCACTAACTCCCAGCGTATATAGCCATGCCTTGCCTACTACAACTTTTTTCTCTTTTCCCTTCAAGATATTTACTTTTGTCGGTATTGATGTATAAGGTATACCGTCTGCATCTTTTCCTTTGATTGCAAATACCTTTTTGTGCAAACGTTTATTGCACTGCTCATAGACGTTCTGCGTACGATTCCCCCCACTGTCAACGAATGTCAGTGAAATTTTTAACTTCTTACCGTCCGCAAATGAATAAGAGCGGTCTATAACTCCGTCTAACCGCTCCCATGTATCATCTTCAGCAGGATCTCCCATGATGATCCCTTTTTCAATCCCCCAGTTTTCTTCATGAAACCCATATCCTACAACCTCATATTCCAGTCGGTTTCCCTGTGTATCAACCCCGCAGGTAAGACAGAGGACACCATCCGGCAGTTCAGCATTGTACATTTCTCTTCTTGCAAGCAGCTGTTCCTCATCTGTCTCACAGCTCCGATCTTCCCATAGCTGTCCAAACTGTGTATTATAGACTGTTTGCAGCTTTTCCGGATCCGTTCCCGCCTCCAGAAATTTTAAGATGATCTCTTCCCATGTCATCCATGGGCTTGCAAAAGCATTGATCCAGAACGATCGTACTCCCTTGTCATACGCATCCGGATTCTCCGCGATCCACTTTTTAGGCTGCTTTCTGATGGTCTGCTCTGTTGATGCACACCCGCAATGCGGGCAGGCGCAATTTATATCCGATACTTTAAACTGCTTTTTCCCGTTTACCTTCTTTACTTTTGTTTCGAAACGGATATGATTGAAGGTGATAAAAAAGTATTCGTCACAATGTGGGCATTGAACGCACCAGTGTTCCTGCGTACCATTGTTAAAGGCATCCTCAATATTGGACGCCCCCTTTATCGTCGGTGTTGATACCTCGACCATCTTGCGATTGTAAAAAGTATTGGTACGTGCCTCTACCAGTCTCCACGGATCCCCTTCTGTTCCGGCGCTTTTCGGCCAGCGGTCTCTTTCATCGCCGAATACATACCTGCAGGGAATCGACGCAAGATTCGATGGTGAGTTGGCTCCTGTGATTGTGAGCATACCACCTGGATAGGATTTATTGAAGATGGTATTATTGGACTCCCTGCTCTTTGCATCTGCCACCTTGTCCCTAAGTGATCTGGTGTCCCTGATCATGGGGGCGATTCTCCGTTTTGAAAAATCTTCGGCTGTAGGCTTTATATTTGGAGTTACAAACATGATCGGTCCCGGATCTACGTCGATAGCATATCCCAGCATGTTTAGCTCCATCTCGCTCTTGCCAACCTGTGATGATGCTACAACCACTATATGATGTATCTTAGGATCAGTAAATGCATCCATGGGCTCTTTCAGATATGGTGTCCTGCTTGTTTTCCACCTTCCCGGTTCAGCGCTGTTTTCTGCCGACAGCCACCTGTACTTGTCTGACCATTCTGTCACTGTCAGCCGCTCTGGCGGCTTGAAATAAACTACAGCTTTCTTTATTGTCCTGTTAAGCTTGATGATTTCCGGATCACTCGCTGGACTCTTCGCTGGCATCCTGCCATTCTTTCCTTTCCAGAACCCTGCGCCTGTACTCTTTTGGATCATATTCATATCTGGATAATTCGTCCAGAATATGACATACAGCATCCTTGATAATAACCTGTGCTTCCGTCGCTGTGCCGACTGCTGCCACATCGACCGCAAGCTGTCCGGGCAATGCCAGCAGCATTGACCGGACAGCCAGACACAGGTCAGCAGTCATTTTTTCGACATCTTCGGCAGCGTGCATATGTCCTGCCAGTTCATCAAGCTCTATTTCCGCCATTTTTGCTTTTGCACTTTTGAAATCAATCTCTGCCTGCATCTTCTCGATAATCTTTTGTTCTTTAAGATTACCTTGTGCTTTCGCAGGTCTCGCTTTCAGATATTTTATATAGGATAACACGGAAGGGCATAAGTCATATCGGCTTACCTTCCGACCGCCCACCTTTACCTCGCAGGTATTCAGCACGCCGTCCTGTGTAAGCTGCTGGACACGCCTCACTGATTCAAATCCAAGCACTCTTTTTATGAATTTTACATCTACATAGTTTTCCTCAAATGCAATTTCCGGCACTGCCCTTCCCCCCTCCCTGCGCGTAACGAAATGGCACTAAATTTTTCCCCAGTAGCTAGACAGTTTCTGGGCTCGCAAGCACCGCAGGAGAAAAATTTGGCGTCACAGTACCTTTTCATCTGCTCAGTCTTTTTAAGTGATGTTCCAAACGTTTCCCCAATTCTGTGTTGATCCGCTTGTGAATGTTTTCCGATACCGTCTCATTTGTTATCATCTGTGGAACAGAGACTGTCTTGATCGCTTTTATCGGATATCTCTCATCACTTTCACGCTGAAAAGGTAGTTGTGGTGTTCCTGCTTTCGCGTTGTTGGGCGTTCCCAAGAATACTTTTTTCCCTAACGACTCCCTGCCCGAACTTCTTTTAATCATGGCAGTTACTACATATGGTCCCTTGGCTGGCCGGATTTTAGGTTTCATTCCAAAATGCGTAGGCGTCAGCACCCTGCCCCTGTATATGATAGACAGGTCATCTATTCTTGTTCCGTGCACCCTGACACTGCTTCTCCCCCGGATCCCTGTTTTTGCTTCATTGACATCTGCCTTCTTAATGCCATATTCTTTCGCTACTTCCTGTGATATCCATGATGGCCCCCGTGATTTGAAATCTGCAATTGTTCTTTCTACTACTTTCCTGCTTCTGCTGCGCATGTCCTGTAACTCGTCTACTACATTGTCAAATCCCTCAACGATAACATTCATTGTCCCTGCTGCCATCTGAATATACACCGCCATTCTGCAAATCAAAAAGGCTGCCTCTTAAATACAGGACAGCCTCGTTTGCTTTGTTTGTAAATCACATTATAACATTATCATACTGGATTGCTGGATTTCAATGCGTTTTACTGCGTTTTACTGCTATTTTTTATTTTATTGAACCCTTTTTTATCCTGCTGCCATAATTAACAGAAAAGTCGGTTGGATAATCCAATGATTTATTTGATGATGCCATGCTTTACTTTTACGGATTCTCTTTTTGCAATTCTTTCATGTGCTTCAATGCGGCTCCATGAATCCTAAATACTTTATCATTGTATTTTTCAACGTTTATATTGTAGTCCCTCCTATTTCCAAATATCGCTCCTCTTATTTCGTCCCATTCAAGTTTATCCTCATATCGCATCTGCATCACCAATTTTTCATACGGATTGTCCAACTTTTCAAATAATGAATTTATAATCTTACTTTGTTCTGCCAGATCTTTCTCGAGTCTTTTAATCTTTTCTTCTGCAAATATTTTATTGCATACAGCATTCTCAACAGCAGATACTAATGTTCCACCTATAGATAAACCTGTTTTTCCTGCCGGAGAAGATATGTCATCCTTATTAAGCAATGCATTATACCTTATTATAGTTGTTTCTAACTCTTCATGCTTTCTTAAGTGCTTTTTCAAGTATTCCTTATCGACCATATAAACTCCCCTGCCAGTATTTCTCCATCCATGATTTATTCCATTTTCAGTTTTTCTTTTGCACTTATGCCATATCCTCTTGTGCAAAATTTTGCTTACCTAAGGACTGATATGATGATATTCTATCCATAGGCTTTTATGAGTTTTAAGTGGTAGGTAACTTTGGCGGGTTGCTACCGCTTATTTTTTATTCCATATTTGATTTTCTATTGCACTTTAAGCAATCTGCTATAAAATTCAGTCTTGTTTGCGACGTCGCAACCCTGCTGCCGCTAATTACAAACCAGCAAACTCTTCGTTCAATCTTTCGATTTCTCTAGAGATGTCCGCAATATCTTTGCTTACCGCCAGATATGCAGCTTCTGCCGATATATGAACCGCTTCGTCACATTTTTTCTGCCCGTCATTTACCTTTAAAACAAATTCTTTGGTACTTGATGCATTTCTTCCCTCTGAACACATTTCTTTCATCATTTCGAGCGTTTCACGATGGTTTGTCAATGCATCTATTTCACGCCGTAACTTAATTCCACGTTTCAGGTCATTGTCTGTCACTTTTCACCCTCCTCTAAATCCCAAAATTATTTTGTTGCAATCTCAATTGCCTCTTTCCTCGTTTCCAAATCAAGCCTGTTCAATGCCTGATATGCCCTCATAAAATATTTCTCGTTTATCCAAATGTTGCCCCATTCCGTCAACTTTCTCTCCTTCATAATCGTTTCCATTCCTGACACTTCCTTTCTATTCCGACACAACCGTTTTGTATCAGCTGATTTCTTGCAATCACTTTTCGTATGCAAGAACAATTTTTTGTAGGATTTTTCATGCGGCATTCATACATAACCTGACATTTATATGGGAATGGATATATTTCACTGTATTCTTTTCCAGATATGGCATATTCACATAAATCATCCATTGCAACTGACTTTCCTTTCCTAAATTCCAGTTTGTCTGCGTTCACTACCTCTATGCCCGCTGCATCTGCCGCCGCTATTTCTGCGCTCATTCCCTCGCTTATCCCGTACTTAACGCCCACTATCACAAAGTCGCAGCTTTTCAGCAGCGTTAAGCCTGCTGCCATGCTTGCCGCCCGTTCCTCTGGCTTGTCCTCATTCAAGCACTGCGTCATATATAAATGCGGCGTAATCGGCGCTAATCCCGCCTCTATCGCCTGCTTAGTAAGCGCCTGCGCATAGTCTATGTTTCTATCCAGCTGTGCGCCGTCCTTTGCCCTATACGGGCTGCATATGTATACTTTCCTCAATTTTTATAGCTCTCCTTTCAATGCTGCCGCTATTGCCTTATATTCCCGCTCTCTTTCCCTTATCTCCATTTCCAGCTTGTCAAGCCGCTTGAATAGCTTATTTACCATGCTGTCTGGCAGCCGTTCCCCGCCATGCACTAAAACCTTGATTATTTCCAGACTGTCTACGCCGTTCAGCTCTGCAAGTATTTGTATCTGCTGCGCCTTATGCCTTGCGCTGCGGTAGCTGTAGCAGATTTCACGGGCTGTCATAATGCCGCCTGCATCACTCTTGCGTTTGCTATCTCGCAATATTCTTTGTTTATGTCACACCCTAAGAATTTCCTTGCTGTCTTAATTGCCGCTACTGCCGTTGTCCCGCTGCCTATGCACGGGTCAAAAACTAAATCCCCAATATCACTGCTTGCAATTATCAGCTCTTGTATTAGTTCAAGCGGCTTTTGTGTCGGATGCACTTTCCCCCTTGTTACTGGGTAATCCCACACCGCAGGGCGGCATACAGCATTAAATTTTGTTTTCCTGCGCTTTGCAAATATACAGTTTTCTATTGTGCTTTCCCACATATGCTGCCCGTTCATGGGTGACGGGTTTGTTTTTCTCCACCCGCACTGCCTTACCATAAAATCATTATGATTATCAAAAAATGCGTATATTTCCGATACCTGTTCTATACCGCAGAAAATATAAATACTGCCCTTTGTAATCCTTGCGCACTCTCCAATAAAATCCAGCAGATTAAATGTAACAATGTCTGCATCGCCCTTGTTGATATTTCTTAGCTGTCCTTTGTACTTCTCCCGCTCTGCCCCGTTCTTTGTCACTTCTCCATACGGTATATCTGTTACAATTAAATCTACACTCTTATTTCCCATGCCCCGCATAGTTTCCATGCAGTCCCCGCATATGATTTTATTTACCTCGCTACTGTTCATTTCCTGCCTCCAGTCTTGCAAGCTCGTTTTCTACCAGATGCTCTACCATGTGCATTAAGTCATTGGTGCTTTTCTCCGTCATAAATCCGCACAACTCGCAGCACGTGGCAAAACCGCAGTTTAGCTTGCTACTTCTTGAGCTTTTTGCACAATCCCAACGCTCCTGGTGCTGTTCTTGGCAGCCTCTGGTACTTATCCTTATAAGGACACGTATCCTTCAGTTCGCATTTCCAACATTCACATTTTTGATCTCTATTTTCATATTTTTCAGTCATTCGTAACCTCCATCAAAATCCTTACATACGGCATCAGAAAATTGTTCATCTACTCTGCCATATTTGACGTTGTATTCGTTCCCGCTTTTATTACACCAATAAACAATGTCACCATGATTAAAACGCTTTTCAAACCCTTTTCGGATATCTATCACCAACCTTATACTAATTGTAAAATCCCATCATAATTATTGGGACTCCATGCTAAACTATCATCTTTGATATAATGCAATTCTCTGTATTCACCTCCATCTTTTATATAAAGACCATATTCTTTAAGCCATTCATTATTTATATCATTATCTTCTAACGGAGAAAAAATTAATTTGCATTTTTCTTGATGTTTGCCAATCTTTTCTATAACAATACTTAGACTTGCTTCAATATTCCAAGCCGACATAATAGCCTTTGGAATTTCTGTTTTCTTTAAAATGAAATGTCCTGAGTCACCACAATAATTTTCATAATAAAATCTTATTTATATCACCTCCTTCCAAATAAAACCGATGTTTTAAGTCTAATAATTTGTAATTAGAACCTCTATATCCTTACTTCTGTCAGTTTTGTGATAATTACAATTTACATAATCTCCACTCAAATAGTGAATTATATACTTATCTTTCCATTCATCCAAAAATGGATTGTTATATTTCAATAAACTGTCCTCAAAAACTTTCGATAATCTTCCATTGTATACCCATATTTAGCGAAAGATCGCCTCTGGCTCTGCCTCTGGATAAATCAAATCCTCTTCATAATCTTTATCTATAATGATTGCTGTTTGTGCCCTCTCCAACCGCAAAAGCAATATCTGAAAATCATCCAGCCTGCGTAACGATGAAATACGCACATCATTTGAGATTGAAAGCGTATATGGTTCTTCTCTTCCGCTATCCCATATCCACTTAGAAACAGGAATTTCAATATTAAGCTTTTCGTCATGCTCATTCTCAAACGTGATTGTTGCCCTTTGGCAACTGCTCCATGAGGGTCTGTCCAATTCCTCTACCCGCATTTCGCAATCCACGCATGAATACGAGACACCATCGTCATAGCAGATTTCCAGATCGTCAGTCTTAATATCCTTGTTACACTGTTTTATCCATGCCTTAAACAAATCCGTAACTTTGATTTCCTTCTGATCTGGCTCAATCATAAGCTCTTTAAAATTCTCTAATATCTGCTTATTCCCTGTGCATGTATCAGAGTTTACCAATTCTGTAAGCACAGAATCTAATTTAGGCAGATACGCCGTAAAATCATTTTTTTCAATATAGGGCACCATTACCTCTGTTATTTTTTTCTTGAGCGCATCTTTTACGTCTCCCCACATAAAAGCAGATTCAACAGCATCGCCCAGCGCTTTCATAAACTTTTCCTTCACAATCTGATTTACCTCATCAGACGAAAGGCTCTCTTGTGCAATCTTTAACAATTCATCTTTCATCTTATACCTCCGCTAATCCTTAATTTGACTTTTACACGCTCCCAGCAAAAATTTTCCATCTTCTTTCGGAAACATTAACAAATTTAGATTATTGTAATCATAATTCTCTATGTACCTTGCTAATGCCTGAAATTTTCGGATTTTTCAACATCCTCCATATTGTTTACTCCTTAAATCCTTATTTAGCCTTAAATCGAACAGGCTCAAAACCACAGTGTTTATTTTCTGCCTTTGCTCCAAACATAGTTACACATTTTTCAACATGCACACAATCGGCACATGTTTTCCCCTCTGGCAAATCCATGCACTGGCGCTTGCAATTACGTGCTTTATAGTAGTTACACCTACTGCATTCCATATACTACCTCCACTAATATCTTATTTTACCTGCCGCGTAATCTCCGCGTATTCATCCATGATCTTCTGGATAATACATTGGTCGCAATCATGTCCACAATCCGCTCCGCAGGGAAGGTCAATATCATCAATCACACTGACACCTCCGCTTGTCCTAGGATTTGTCAGACTACAACACTCCCATGGAACATAATGCCCCTCATCGTTCTGAACCATCTGTACAGTGCATATCTGCTTTTTAATTATCTCTTCCACTTTCTTACGAGCAATGGACTCATCCATTTTTATGTATCTCCTATCCTCTAGCACTGCTATCATTTCTGACCAGCAAAGACCACCGCGTCTATCCAGCGTCTCCAAATCCTGACCGTGATTACAAATTGCCTGTCCCTCATGAGGTGCTATAACCATCCATGGTATGCTACATTTTCCATTGGTTCCAAGTACTTTAAATCTCTTCACATTTCACTATCCTTTCCGCACTGCTGCCGCAAATTTATTTTAGATGTTCTATGATGTTTATCGCTCCCACATTTCTGCACATCTGTTGGATATACTTTTCTCTTTCATGCTTTCGTGCCTGGGCTTGTAGCAGATCCTCCACAATCCGATTTACCTCATCAGGCGAAAGGCTCTCTTGTGCAATCTTTAACAATTCATCTTTCATCGTATACCTCCATATCATTCAAATCCTTATTTATGCGAATCTCAACTGCGGATTGCCGTCATCAATCATCATGTTCCTGATCCGTTCCCCTGCTTTGAGATAGCTGCAGTTCGCCTCCACAAGTTTCTGCGCCATTATTGGCACCACACTGTTTCCGATCCTTTTTACCCGCTCTGCTGCCGGATATACATGCCACAGATAGTCCCGATCGATGATGTAATCCTTTGGGAACCCCTGACCAAGCTTTAATTCTTCCGCTGTCAGCATCCGTAAGAAAATATCCAGGATCACGTATTCATTTCCAAGGACTGTCACAAGTGCAAACCTGTCTTTTGCCATTATGGTATTGATCGGCATTCTCAGATCCTGTCCCGTCCCACACCCATAGTATGTCATTATAAACTGGCTTACCCATGTGCACTTCTGTGCTGTCTCTTCGTCGATCCCTGCTGCCTGCAGCTCGTTCCAATCCATTGTCAGTACTGATACCGTACCAAAATGTCCGGGTGATGTCGTGACCGTATGGATCGGCTCGGTCATGCCCTGCCCCGTGCCGCTTTTATAAAATTTTGTGATATAGGACATTACCAGCCCGTACCTGTTACTTGTGTCAATTGTCTGTACCGGCTCTGTGGCCTGCTGTCCCCTGACACCGTTTTGTGTGGTTTCGGAGTGATATTGTATCAGCAGTGGTGTCACAACCCCAAATCCGTGCTTCTGCGTAATTGTCGGCAATGGATCTTTGATGCTCTGGCCACGGAAATTGTCACCGCCATGGTTAACCTGCACTATAAATGGTTCCGGGCAGTTAAAAACAAATTTTTCCAGCCCCCGCGCGATCCTGTTCATGGTCTTTTCTGCCAGCGGCTTTTTCCGCCCGAAGATAGATTTTCCCAAATCCGCCAGATCCAGGTATTTGTAAATTGGTTCCCATGGCAGCAATCCATTTGCACCGCCCTTGCTGTGTGTCGGCTCTGGCCACACAATATCCCTCCCGTCTCTGCGGAATACGGCATACCAGCGTTTGCGTGTGGTAGGCGCCCCATAGTCTGCCGCAACCAGTTCCCGGCTGTCAGATATGTATCCAAGAGACTGCATGCACCTGATAAATTTCCGATACTCTTCTCCCTGTCTTTCTTTTATTGGATACCCTTTTTTGTCCAGCGGTCCCCACTGTTGGATTTCTTCTACATTTTCCATGATGATCACGTCCGGAAGGATCGTTTTTGCGTGCTTATATACTGCCCATGGCAGGATGCGCAGCCCCTGCTTCCTTGGTTTCCCGCCTTTTGCCTTGCTGTGGCTTGTACAGTCCGGGCTTGCCCACATCAGCGCCACATGCCTGCCGCCCACATATTTCTGCAGGTCGACCTTAAAGATATCTTCGGTCAGGTGCAGGGTATCAGGGTGGTTGGTTCTGTGCATCAGGATCGCCTGCGGATCATGATTGATGGCAATGTCGACATTTCTCCCCAGTGCCATCTCAATCCCGACGCTGGCACCACCCCCGCCTGCAAAACAGTCGATTATTAAATCATTCATTTCATCATCCCAGCCCCTTCTCTCAAATCCTTATTTACTTCTTTTCTCCATCTTTCAGTACTTTATCCAACACAGCTTTACTCATTCTATATCTCTGCTCATACTCAGGCGTTCCAGGGATATTTGCTTGCCCCAGAAATTGTATTGGATCTCTTTTCATTCCATTCCAATAAACAGAAGATACCCCAGTCTCTACAGATGATTTTTTATGATCTGAATACCACATCTGTTTTACCATCTCTGCATCTATTCCACCCTTTAATAATTTTTTTACATCATTCCGATACTGGAAAAGTAAAAATGACTGTACAAGACACGCCATCTTTAATTCCTCATATGGTACTTCATTTCCATCCTTTATGTCTGCAATGATCTCACACGTAGCTCTCATCTCTTCCTCCCTATCCTTATTGGTGGCAGAACCGTGTCCGCTTATCGGGCGGTTGTTCGTTCTAAGGCTTACTATGTGTTGGCACCACCATATACATCTGATCCAAAATCCTTATTTTAAAATCGTGACATTGCACCTTTCTAATGCTCTCAACCCATAAGTATATGTTTTTTCAGTAGTCATATCCTTAATAACAGCCAGTTCTTTATTGCACCCGTTCAGGTTCTCTTTTTGGATTTTTATTACTACCATTTGGACTCCATTGATATTACCCTTAAAGACTGTCCCCGGCTTGAACCTACCTATATTATCCAAATTTATGACCCTCCATGCCCCTTTGTCTTCTTACCTGTTATATGATAGTATTTTTGTTCTTCAAGATTCATCCTTGCTTTAACAGAATCATCATCCGGCATATAGCAGACTTCCATTGTCCCAATACTATCAGCCACAATCTCAACTGCTTTTCTTGCTTCCTGGTCCGAATTATATCTTCCAAGCTGACATCCGTTCCCACTTCTGTAATCAGCTTTTACGGAACAGCCATCAGAACCAATATACATTGTTGCAACCTGTTCCAAATTGATAATCGCTTTTTTGTCCTTACTCACTATAAACACTTCATTTAACCTCCGTTATGTCCTTATATTTCTTCCAACCATTCCTTATATTGTTCTATTTCACAGGTCAAAATATCTAAAACCGGAATGATGCTCTTTAATATTTCTGCATCTTTTTTGTCGATCATTTTTATGCGATAATTACGAATCGTATCAATGGATCCATCAATGTCGTTTTCATATTCCAGTGCTGTATCATGCAATTTTGCCAAATCGCTCATTTTGTCTGCCCTTCCTGCTGCCGCAAATTCTCATTTTTTTCAATCAGGACAAACGCTCTTTTTCTTTCCTGTGCAGTCATCTGACAACCGCAGGCAGGACAATCAAATGTGTCATATAATATATCTTCCGGATTGCTTCCAAAGGCAGCCGCCAATCCAACTTTTCCATTGTTACGGGAAATATAGTGTCTTTCCTTTACAGCATTAAATTCACATCCACAAATCTTACATTTCAACATATTGCATCTCTCCTATTCCCTAAATAAAATCATATACTGTCATATAAGTAATTCTTCATCAATATCATCTAATATTCGATTTTCAAGGTTCGTTCAGAATATTTCTCTCCTTCACCTTTATACGCCTTGTTTAACAAGGACCTCCTTCTGCTCCGTGAAAAGCACCGGCAGGATACATCCAGTCTCCCTTAACATATACGTCATCAGGCGTAAATTCCCCAGTGACCAAGTTATGTATAGCCCTTCTGTCCCCATGGTAAACGCATGAGGGCGTATCCCCAACAAAAGTATCCAGATCGCATTTATTATCCAAAGTAAAACCAAGGATTATCTCATCCTGCCTCAATTCCGCATATTCTTCCGGATACAGCTCCCTGATCCCGGCAAACAGCTTTGGCGTAGAAAAAATGCACTGTGCGCAGGAACAGCGGTTCCATCCTGCACGATAACAGGGATGGGGATTTGCCCTATGCCGTTTCAGCACTTCCCATATATCCTTTTCCGAGTAATCGATTACAGGACGCCACTGATGGACGATCCGGTGGGCTTTCTTCTCTGCATTCGTCCGATGTATTTCCATCTCGTTGTACATTGCCCTCCCGGCACTTTCCCCACGGCGCTCTCCCGATACTACCAATACCTTCACATTTTCTTTTGTCCTGTCAAGGTTCGATGTCACACTGTCCTGTACCGCCGCTTTCAAGCTGCCGCTGCACCATCTTCCCTGATGCGTACTTCCCTTCGCCGGGAACTTTAATCGTTTCCCTCCCAGTTTCTCTAGTTGTTCCAGCCTGTCAAGATTACTGATCACAGAATCTGCCACAGCAATCTTAAGATATGCCGAACACCACCTGCGACTCAAATCGGCACTCTTTGCGGGAAACTTCATCCGGAAACCATATTCTTTTAATGCTTCTTCCATATCTTCTGTGGCCTGTTCCTTTAGTTCCTGACACTTTATGTAATTGGGGGTAAGTTTACACTGCATTATCTCCCCAGTATCAGGATCTATCCATTCAACCGGCTCTGATGCACCGATGCGGTACAACTCCCCGAAGAAACCATTTACCCGGTAGGATACCCGCAGCGGCACTTCTTCCACATCCGCGAAACTCTTGACATAATTTTGTGTGCACCTCCAATCCATACGCCTTGAAGGGTGCCCTCCGTCGATGTCGTGATGCCACAGCTCTATTTTTCCTTTTGGAACCCCCATCTCCAGCAGTTTATAGTAACAGGCCGTGCTGTCCTTGCCGCCCGAAAATAATATGACGATCAAATCATATTCTTCCAGCGGAAACAGCTTGTCCAAATAAATCCGCTCAAAATGGCTGCTCCCGGTCCTTCCCGCAATCCTTGGACTGATGTGTTTCCCCATCCCATAGGCAGGCTCATCCGGCTTTCCAAGTTTGACCGGCGTAAGCACGGAGCAATCTGAATCCCTGATAAATTCCGGCTCGATAAAACTTAACTGTCCTTTCATTTCATTTCAATTCCTTATTTTTAATATTGAAATTCTTTTCGTACACAGTATTCACGCCAAGTTTCCGCGCGATAACACCCACCATATACATACCGCTGCTGAAACTCTAACTGTGCGATGTTTGGAATAACACCTAACCGCTCATTGCGTTCTGCCTGTGCGTATAAATTTATGGCTTTATAACCTTTCAATGCCTCCACCCGTTCCGATGCATCCTCAATGTCAGCGGTTACCAGCAAATATATAAATATTCTATATGGTTTAATTCCCCGCTCCATCAGGAGATCTATTGTTCTCCTAACAGGAAGTATCTGCGATTTCTGATCACATGAAAATCGGATGAAGCGTATCCACGACAACCGTGAGAGAATATCCGCAATTTGCTCGGTTACCAACCTGGCGTCCATTCCCTGATTTAAATCTATCCGGTATCCGCTCCCAATGAGACTCTTTAATTGATCAATTCCATATTCGCAGGAAAGAATATTATTATCCATCAAAGTCAATTTGTCCATATCCTGCCTTACCAAATCCCGCCACGTCCGATATGCTTTTATCTTCCCCTCTTTACGCGGCACCACACACCACCGGCAATGGTTGGGACACCCTCTTGTAATATAACCTATGGCATAATCACAATCTGGATAAAGACTATAGTCTGGAAACATATCATCTATTTCAGATGGCAGCGTCTGATCCATTGAAATATCACGGTATCCTGTGCCTCCCCGAACTGTATCCTCTGGGAGATATGCATTAATTGGTGTAAAATCAAACACCTTACTGCTATATACCCGATCATAATTGTACAAAGGATTCCACCACTCCACGGTATCTCCCTGTGCTTTATGCCACGCTGATATCTTCATCAGCGCGTAATTGGGGAAAGATTTATTTTTCAGATATTCTTTCTCTGCGTCATGCAAACCAATCTTCATCGTTAAAATCCTTATTTGCTCGATTATACGAGTCAAATCATACTTCCTTACTTATATTTCTTATCCTGTCGAGAACATAATCACAGTTACTCCATATTATCCAACTACAATCTCCATCTTTTTCCGCATTCATTACTCTCGTGATTATTTCCATATATGTATCAGATAACCGTTCTGCAATGCTGTCCCACTTATTGGATTTTATCCATCTTGTAAAACGGGGCTTGTAATAGTTCACTTCTTCATTTTCCATACTCTAGCTTACACACTCCAAATCCTTATTTACTTCTTCTCTCCGTCTTTCAACACTTTATCCAACACAGCTTTACTCATTTTATTTCTTTGCTCATATTCAGGCGTTCCGGGAATATGTGCCTGTCCCAGAAACTGTACCGGGTCCCCCTTCATTCCGTTCCAATAAACGGATGATATCCCACTCTCTACAGATGCTTTTTGGGGATCTGAATACCACGCCTGTTTCACCAGATCCGCATCTATCCCGCCTTTTAACAATTTCTTTACATCATTTCGGTATTGAAATAGAAGGAATGACTGTACAAGACACGCCATCTTCAATTCATCATATGGTACTTCTTTCCCATCCTTTATGTCCGAAATGATCTCACATGTAGCTCTCATTTTATTATCACAATATCCTTATCTTTTCTTAGGTCGTACTTTCTTTTCCTCTCCTGTGCAACTATCTGACAACCGCAGGCGGTACAATCAAATGTGTCATACAATTTATCTTCCGGATTGCTTCCGAAAGCAGCCGTCAGTCCGGTTTTGCCATTGTCGCGGGAAATATAATGTCTTTCCTTGACAGCATTAAATTCACATCCGCATATTTTGCATTTCAACATATCGCATCTCTCCTATTCCCTAAATAAAATCATATACTGTCATATATGCCTGTTCCTGACATATACGTTGTTGTGCTTTTTCAAAATAATATCCATCGATTTCAAATCCCAGCCATTCATGACGCATCCGGTGGGCTGCAATACAACAGCTTCCGCTGCCTGCATGCGTATCAAGGATCTTATCACCCGCCTTTGCGTATTGGCTGATTATCCACTCATACAGAGCTATTGGTTTCTGTGTTGGGTGTATGCGTCTTTCGTTCAGTTTTTTATTACCCTGCTGCACAGTACCCTCTGCGATTGATTTGCCCTGCATCATTCCGCGCCACAAAAATCTAACCATGTCAACACGGTTATTCATTGAATTGTAGGCTATCTCTGCCCCGCATTGATTAGAGCCGTCATTACATTTATCCCAGATGATCCTTCCGCCCGAAAGTGGATAATCAAAATAGTTGCATCCCCATATGATCTGATTTTTTGAAACCCTCATAAGCTCGTCAAAGTATTCTTTTCCAGCTGGTTTGTTGTCCCAGTTGCGGTTTGCATACCCATCATGTTTAACATATATTCTGCTACCATTTTTTTGTTTTACATATTTACTGTGGTTTTTCCCTCCATGTTCTTTCCTTCCGTATGGAGGATCTACGATGGCGATCTCAAAATATTTATCAGGTATTTCTTTCATGGCCTGCATGCAGTCCATGTGGTAAAGTTTGTTTAATTCAAACATAATCTGTCGCCCGCTGAATACTCTTTCCTACACCATTCAAGATATTTCCTGTTACATTCGCTGGTACCAGAGCATGTCCCACATTCGCCATATACTTCTTCGCAGACTGTACAGTTAAATATTCTTTCTGCTCCACTCGTTGACATTTCTGTATCATCTGCCAGATTGAGCAGCTCTATTTCGTCCAATTCCATCACTGTATTGACAATCTTCTGTTTCATGCATTCAAAATTCGTCATGCTATCTGCCTCCCAGATCATTTCCGCACTGATCCTGCTTCCTATACATTCCCATATATGGTTTCCGGCGGAAGTTTTCTTTTGCCTCATCTGTTGTGCTGTTATCCTGCTCCTTTCTCTTTAAACGGCAAAAACACTTTTTATGGTTTTCCAACAATTCCTTTGCTGTTGTCTCTATCAATTTCTCTCCTTTCCCCATGCCCCTTTTAAGGAGCATGGCTTTATCATGGCTCTTTACATATGTGATATATAAAACCCCTTTTCACCAGGAGTCAAAAGGGCACATAATTTCTTCCAAATATTGTTTTGAAATTTAACGCAGGATATTCTTTCTCAAAAACTCTCTGTGCAATTTCTTTTAACCTGATGTCAATATCATGGTTTTGGTGAACAGCCTCTGAGCCGCCACCGTATGTATGGTGTCTCATACAAAGATATACTTTCAGACCATACTTTTCTGACAGTCTCCTGTTTGCGGTGCCATAAAACACATGATGCTCCTGTGTCTGTTTTCTTCCATGGTCATCATGCAGCAACATACACAGGTAACATGTCCCATCCTGCTTGCTATGTAGTATGCTTCTCAAACATTTTTCCTCCACTTCTTATTAAATTCCCTTTCTGCCAGCTCAGGTGAAAAAAAATAATTTATTCCTATCTTATCTGCCGGAAGAAACATGGTTTCCTCTGTTTCCATATATATTTTTTCTTTATCTATACGAAATCCGGTTATCACATAAGTATTCACTTTTTCGCCAATGACCGAATACAACTTGTCCCCAATATTACACGGGACAGCTACTTTGTGCTGTTCTTTTTTTGCAATCAGCTTTAACGCCTCATTCAATGTCACAAAATCCTTTTCATTGTCTGTGGCCATCATCATTTCGGTCAGATTTTTGATCACTTCGCTGGTACTCATCAATCTTCCTCCCTTAAATCTTCTGACGTGATACGTTCTTGATTTCCTTTTTGATATCCAGCAGTCCGTTTGCATCCATGCTGATGCTTACCTTTACTACCTGGTTGATCTGGATATTCATTTTTTTGATTTTTTCGTAACAGATATGTATTGACATAGACTTGATCAAATCGAGGATTTCATCATCTACAGACACATCAGATCCTTCTCCGAGTAATGTATTTACCTTCTCGTCAACACTCTCAACACGTTGTTTCCGTTTAGCTTCGTACTGTGCTTCTGGACACTGACAAGATTCTATTGCCAGTTCCTTTAAAAGCTCCTCGTTTCTCACCATATCAAGAGTTGCTTCTGCTGCCATTCCCTGATGACAGTATGGACAATATACTGTAACCGTCTCAAATTCTGCACCCTGCTTTTTCTGATCTTCTACAATATCCTTCAACATATGGTTCCCTCCCGAATTGCATCCAGTATATATGTCATCCCATCCCGGATTATCTGGGATCTCTTATACTGCAGTTCGTCATCTTCCGAAAGATCTCCAAACTTCCTTATCCGCTCAAACTGACGTATCATTATGATCTGCTCGTCGTAAATCTGTCTTACCTCTTCCGGCGTATAACCTACTCCATGTGGCTGTAAAATTTCTGTCTTTTCAGCAACAGTATCTTTTTTATCCTCTTCGTTCTCCACTGCTGCCGGCTTGCTTTTCGCTCTGTCGGCGATAGTCTGTTCAAGATCTCTGTCCTCTGCCGCCGGCTGCGGAATTATCTCTTTATTGGTGTCCAAGTTGGACACGGTTTCATTGCTATTTGCCTGATCTAAAGACACACTCCCATGTACTTCTCTGGTGTCCAAGTTGGACACGGTTTCTGTATCTTTGCCTTGTTTTAATGCTTCGATGTCAGCCAGTGTCATCGGTTGCTTTTTTAATGCCTCCTCCTGCTGCCCCTTATCAAGACCAGCCAGTCTGCAGGCAACAGACAGTCCGATCTGCCCATTCTTAAAGAACTCCATCGCTCCCGGCGCCAGATTGTTATAAATGCTCTGGTATCTTCCGACCTGTCCGTCTCCACACTTCATTTCCTTTGCAATTTCCGCACGCAGGGCGCGTCCTTTCAGCTCTTCATTGTCAAGCATTGCCGGGAGAATCTTTGACAGCCTTACGGCCTGCATCATCTTTTCATAGTGACTGCTTTCGCTGGCTGTGCTGTTCGTGCAGATCACTATATACTCGGCAATCATATCAAGCATCCTGTCATCTTCAACGTCACCCTGCTCTGCAAGTATCTTCTCGGATATCTTTTTTGCCATCAGCCCGCTCATGTCAATCACAATGCAGGGAAGAAATTCAAACTCTTTATATCCGCGATCCACATTATAGACACTGGCACGTTTGCGCTTATGTCCGGCTAATATTTCATACTCACTCATGTCGGTTTTCCTTACGATGAGCGGCTGTAGAATGCCACCTGCGATGAGCATGGTATCTGCAAGCTCCTCCACCTCATTGTCGCTTCTGGTGTAAAAATTCAATTCGGATTCTTTCAGCTTCGTATGGTGTATCTGTTGTACCTTTATCTGTCTGGTTTTTGACTCTCCAAGATCCCCGCCTTTTTCCTTTATCAGTTTACTTAGACTTCCCATGACATCACTCCTCAATCAAAGACAGAATCTCTTTGGTCAGCTCCAGATAGTCTGCTGTCACTTTGCTGTTTTTCCGATGTTTCAACAGTGGTTTTCTGACTTTCTTATCCTCTGCGCTTTCGCATACTGCCGAACGGCTTATTATTGTATCAAAAATGATATATGTATCTTGCTCTATCAGATCCATGATCCTGTTGAGACTTTTCTTCTGGTTGTCGAACATTGTAAGAAGACACGCATAATTGAGATCTGGCTGATATTCCCGTTTCTGCGCTGCATCCTCAAGATAATCCCGCATCAGTTCCAGTCCATTTATACAAAAACCTGCTGCCTTAAAAGGAACTATCACCAGATCTGCAGCGTGCAGCGCACTCAATGTCAGAAACTGCATGGTCGGCTGGCAGTCTATGATCACATAATCATATCTGTCTGCCATACTGTCGATCTGTCTGCGGAGCTCATTGTGATTCAATCCGCGTACATCAGATTCCCTGTTGACACGTTCCAGCTCCGCCATTGATGGAATCACATCAAGATTTTTGTATTTACTGCGCCTTATCAGACTCTTTATAGTCTTCCCGCTATATATCCTGAGAAGTGTTTCCGCATTCGGATTATAGCGCCACAAAATGTAACTTGCATTTCCCTGCGGATCGGCGTCAATCAGCAGTACCCGCTTCCCTTCCCCCGCTGCCAGATTGTATGCAAGATTTACTGCCGTTGTCGTCTTGGCACAGCCTCCCTTATAATTACTCACCACTATTACTTTCATTCCTCTTTTCCCTCCTGCCTAGCATTAGGACAGCTGCATCTGCTGCCAGTATCTGCCCCTGTCCCGTATTTCCTTTATTTCCGCCTGTATCTCTTTGCTATAGACACTTTTTTCCCTGATATGTACAAAATGAAACTGATGTCCTGATGAAACCCTGCACAGATCCCTCCACTCATCTGTATTGGCAATCGGTTCCCCTAAAGCCGTGTGCCAACCATTTAACCGCCACTCATTTACCCTGCCATTGCAGATATTTCCGCACACATAATCATTATTGGCAAACATCGTGACGATACAGGGCTTTATCAGCAGATCCAGTGCTTCCGTGAGTGCCTGTATGTAGGCAAGATTCCAATTACCATAACACATGCCTGATACTTTCCGTATCTCTGGTTTCCCATCTCTTTTCAGAAACTCCACAACAGCACCGTACCCCCTGTACAGCTTCTTTTTGCTGCCATTGTCTGTTTCAATATACACATTTACTTTCAGCACATTTTCACCTCCCCCAGATGTCCTCCGCATTAGTGTTTTACTTATGCGGAGACACTTATCCACAATCCCCTGCATTAACCGTCTCCCACTTGCTTTTTATCCTGATCTCCGTATAGTAAAAGTAACTCATGCCATTGTAGCGATTGACACCTGTTCGAATACTGTTCTTATCAATATAGAATCCTTCCCTTGGTTTCGGTCCCTCCTGAATGATCTTCCGCATTGTCCAGTGGCTATACTTTTTTTCATTGTCTTTTCCGAATACGTCTTCTGGGCGTACCAGATTCTTGCTGGTGGAATAACTAAGGCACCTCTTCCTGTCCTCTTCCGGCAGAAAGCTTAGCTGTCCTTCTGTTTCATCGTCTTTGCTCTTCTTGGTCAGATAATCTGCAAGCTGCTCATAGCCACCCTCTTCCCGCAAGCTCTGAAAGTTAATGCCTGCCCTTCCCCACAGCTCCTTACAAATCAGATCAACATTTTGTATCGTCCTTGGACGGTTGATCAGTATATGTACATGTATGCCGCCATACCTTCCAATCTCGATCCGGCGGATCCATTTCAACTGTTCCCCCGCCCTCTTATACCTTTTCCGAAGTTTCTCTGTCCAATCCTGCACTTCTTTGAGCACTTCTTTTGACGTTTTCCTTGTACCTCTCGGATACTTCAATGTGAGCCACAGATCCCACGGGTGAAAGTTCAATATTATGGTTCGGCGCACCCTCTTTGCTTTATTGATCAGATTCTGTCTTGCAATCTGTTCGGGAGTCGCTTTCACCCGTGCTGCCCTTTTTTCTCCCTTGGCACCGTAATTTCCGGCGAAGCCGTATTCATAATCTATTACATCACCCATATCATATGTTTTTTTGAAATACGCCATCGGTACGATCTCCATCTTTAATATAGTTAGATTGTTTCCAGCAGGCCATCTAAGCCTTGATTTTTATGGAATTTAGCACATAATAATTGCCGTCTCCAAACGTGTATTTACATTCAATAGTACATAGGTGATCTGATGAAAAAATGCAAAAATTAAAACACTATAGAAAGTGCTTTTTCACCCATGTTGCTTGTCCTGTGTGCCCCCTGCGCGGCACACAGACGCATTCCGCGCTGTGTCCGCTTATGAAAATCAGAGGTTAGATCAGTCGCGACACATTCAGCATATGTGCCGCACAGGAGGCACGCCGATCGGATCACAGTTTCATCAGTTTCAATATCTCTTCGTCCGTGGTTCCCAACTTTTTGAATATTGTCAGCATATCCTTGTATGTAAAATATCCGTTTGCCAAGCGATTGCAAAATGCTGGCTGACTAATATTCAACTCTTCCGCCATATCCGCCTGCTTGATCCGCATGGCATACATCCTGCCAGCTATATATGCTGACAAATCTGATTGCTTATAGTCTTTCTTTTTAATGGCCACCCTTGGCATACTTACATCTCTCCTCTACTTCCCTGCCAGCTCCGGTTCCCTGATCGGCTGATTCAATGACTCTTCGTATTCATCAAGCTGCTGCCTGTTATAGAGTGCTGTAATCGTCGTATGTACTATCAGCAACTCTCTTCCGCCAATAACTGCCAGCTTTTTATTGATTTGATCAATTTCTTTTTTTCTATCCTGTACTGTCATATTTGTTTTACTCATTCTTATCACTCTTTTCTTTGCGTAAATGTCTTATTCTTATCTCTATCCTCCATCTGCTGCATTGTCTTTTCCACTTATCTCCCTTATACTGTTCTTACAGACTCCCGCCAGAGCCGAGTACGAAAGAGAGGAGACCATTATCATGCCAAATTGGGAATTTTATAACGACAATGATCAAGCTCTTAGAATGCCTGCTGTAGAAACCAGAGACAGTTTAGGTGTCCTTGCTGCTTTGATAGTTGCCCATAATCACGATTTGTCAAATCCAAACTATGACGAAATGGTGATTGATTTATATGATACTGTAAAGAAATTACAATATTCATATGAATCCCGTCACATCAGTGATGGCTGATAAACATTAATGGAGATACCTTTTTGAACTTCGCTTGGCTCAGAAACGTATCTCCACTTTTTAGAAGTTCCGCTTCCACTCTTTGAATGATCTGCTTAGCCATTCCATAAGTAATATCTTCTGATTCAAGGATTTTTACGATTTGTTGTGTCCTATCCTCTACCAGATCCATTGTATTGCAATGATTATGTGTGTCATCCATCTTGATCACCTCTTTTCATTTTGTTGTCTATGTGGCTATTATATGTCACTATGAAACGTTTGTCAATATCTTTTTGTTTTCTATGTGACGTTTTTTATTGACACTTATATTGTCAAGTGTTATTCTTTCTATAGGGGGTGAAAAGATGACGGTAAACGACCGAGTTAAAGAAATAAGAAAAACAGAAGTACTCACCATGGAAAATTTTGGCGAAAAACTTGGTGTCGGACGAACTGCTATCTCAAATATTGAAAATGGCAAACGAAATGTAACTGACCAAATGATCAAATCCATCTGTCGCGAATTTGGTTATCGTGAGGAATGGCTGCGCGATGGAATCGAACCTAAACAGCCTCCAAAATTAGAAGAAGATGAACTGGCTGAATACATAGAAGACTTACTATCAACTGATAATTCTACATATACTTTAGTCAAAAGTATTTTAAAAACTTATAACAAGCTTGACGATAAGTCTAAACAGGTGATCAATAGTACAATAGACGAGCTAATCGCTGAAATGAAAAAGGAAAACACCACAGAAATCAATTGATTTCTGCATGATTCTGTGTTATATTAGACATGAAAAGGGTACTACCGATAGACGGTTAGCCCGCTAAATTATGTAAAAAATAGCCGCTAAGTTTGCGAGACTGGGGCGGTTATTTTTTTGTGTTACTTCCGATTGTATATCCAAGTCCAAACGCAGTCAGCACAAGACTGACCACGGCGATCAGACCTTCGATCGTCATCATTGGCATCACCCTCCTTTGTCCACGTATTTCTGTACTCTGTACAGATTTCTATGTAATCAGAGATTACACCGGAGCCGGAGGGTCACAAATCCCTCCGTGGAGGGCTAACCGCCTACCGTTATGGTAGTACCCATGAGAGCATTATAACAAAATAACAGCCTGGGCGCAATCATATGAACTCGATAATCATATAGATTGTAATTTTAACTTTTTCTTTTTTTGATATAATGATACATCATTGTATATATCTGCCTGATGAACTTCAAATCTTCCTTTCTCAGCAACCAAGCCATTTCTGCAATCTGCTTTATATAATCTTTTTCTGACACCTGATCACTCCTCTCCATTCATCACCAGAAACAAGTGAATCTTTGAAAATACTCTTTATTTGATACTATGGTAACATAGCGCAAGGTGTAAATTCTACCTCCATCTTTTCATATCTTGTATTTCACATAAACTTCGTCAGATATATACAAAATACTAACCGTCATTTTTTTATAGTTTCTTGCAGATTGCTACCTTTGTATACACAAATTAACAATATTTTCCTTTTTTTATGTTTTACACCTATATTTTTAAAAGAATATATGCTATGCTAATAAGGAATTTATTAAAATTATATCTGAAAGGAGCATCTTCTATGAACAACATCAATATCGGAAACTCTCCACCACCAAACAACCAAAAATTTTATCAACAAAATTGGTTCATCTATCTATGTATGTTTTTCTTTCCCCCTGCCGGGATCGCCCTTATGTGGATCTATAATAAGAAATCCTCCACAAAGTTTAAAGGAATCATTACTTTTGTAGCCCTGATCTGGTTTATCTTAATGCTCAACGGCAAGAACCCGTACACCACCAATAGCGATAACACAGTATCTACCGATTCTGAAATATCCAACATACTTCTTAGCAAACAGGTTCGAACTGCTGATGTCATGAACGGATTAGGCGACACTGTTATCGGACAAAGAGCCTACATAGAAGTGACCAGTGGCGAAATGACTTCTCTCACCCTGGAACAGTTTCAGGAATTTACAAACACTGTTGTCAAAAACTTTGACGGGAACTACTTTTCCATTATCGCAACTGACTCCAAAAAGGCCATCTTCTTCCCTGCTTCCGATATAACGATTATTCAATACGGTAACGTTAACGATAATGGAATGCTCGACGAAGTGACCGGGTACATTCTATTACAGGACGATGGTTCATACACATACGAACCCAAAAGCGAAAATTAATTTCCAAATAAACTATAAGGAGAAAATCTATGGCAATAACAGATGTATTCAAAACCAAACAGTTTAAAAGCGACATTGAACGGCTTACCTCTGAAAACCAATATCTGAACTCGCTGCTCACTCCCGAGATGAGAACAGCAGTCTCAATCAAAGCTGAAATTCAAAAACTTACTGCTGAAAAGGACTCGATCCAGGCAGATATCGAGGAAAGCAAACGGAAACGTCAAGACTTAGTACAGGAAATCTTTTCACTGGACAAAGAAATTGAGAAAAAGAAAGAATTCGTCATCTTTATGGACGACGAGATGTTATATCAGGACTTCGGACTATACACCCCTGTCTACAATCTGATGAACTCTGAAATGTACAAGGACAAACTCGCTGTAGTGCGCGAACAACAAAAATCCTTGATAAAAAATGACAAAGCGGCAAACTTTCCTACAAATTTCACTTATAACAACAGTCTTGCACAGGGGAAAAAACTTGTGGCGGACAATGTAAAACAAATACTGCGTGCTTTCAATAACGAGTGCGAAGCGATAATCGACAAAGTAAAATTTAATAATGTTGAATCAATCCGAAAGAGGATCATCAAATCATGCGAAGACTTAAACAAGTTAAATGCAAAAATGCAGATTTCCATCGCTCCCTCCTATCTGGATTTAAAATTACAGGAGATGAACCTCTGCTATGAATATGCGATCAAAAAGCAGGAAGAAAAAGAAGAGCAGAAGCGCATTCGCGAAGAGCAGCGCGAGGCACAGAAACTGCAGAAAGAAATCGAGGAGGCAAGACGAACAAGTGAAAAGGAACGGATCCACTACAGAAATGCACTCCACCGTCTCGAAATTCAGATGCAATCTGCCAATGATACTGAACGTGCCATTTTGGAGGAACGCCGTCTGGAAATGCAGCAACAGCTTGATAATATCGAAGAGGAAATAAAACAGATCGACTATAGAGAAGCCAACCAGCGAGCCGGATATGTATATATTATTTCAAATATTGGTTCATTCGGCGAAAATGTTTATAAGATCGGAATGACACGTAGACTTGAACCGATGGATCGCATAGATGAGCTTGGCGATGCATCAGTCCCTTTCGCATTTGATGTACATGCAATGATCTTTAGTGATGATGCGCCAGCCTTAGAAGCTGCTCTTCACAAGGCATTCGATGACAAAAAGGTAAATATGATCAATACCAGAAGAGAATTCTTCCATGTGACGCTTGAAGAGATCGAAGAAGTCGTTAAAAAGAATTTTGATAAGACTGTTGAGTTTACCAAGACTCCCAATGCCGAACAATTCCGTGAATCCCAGATGATGCGGCGACAATTAGGTCTGGGCGAACTGACAAGGCAAGATGCTGTAGTTGATAACACACAGGTATCTGCTGCCTCTACATCACCCACACCTGCACCCGTTCCTGCACCCTCTATCCCATCCGTCCCATCAATAAATGATATTACCCTGGATCCTTCCAAAGAATATTTGTGGACAAAATGGGGTGTTTATGAGATGCCAGAACATTATCATTTATGCCTTGGCAAGGGTTCCCGTGATGACTTGAAGCTGATTGCCACTGTTTGATAATTTATTGCGACGTCGCAACCATTAAAATAAGCCGCTCCAGCATCCACCAGAACGGCTCATCAGATACCCTAAAGGTACTATGTAATCGCAAATACATTGTATCATCTTTAGGGTTTATTTGCAATGCAGAAAGGATGATATGATGAAAATTGAAAAACTTCCATCCGGGAGCTACCGGATCCGGAAAATGTACAAAGGTAAAACTTACACTGTCATAACAGATTATAAGCCTACCCAGAAAGAGGCTATACAACTCCTTGCCGAGAAACTGGACAAGACACCTGCTGCCAAGTCCGAACACTTGACTTTCAGAGTCGCATCAGAAAAATACATTGAAATGAAAAGCAACGTCCTCAGCCCCAGAACAATCAAGGAATATACAGAAACTCCATCCAGGCTGTCCGACAGCTTTAATGAGCTTCTGATCTCCGATATCACACAGCAGGACATTCAGAAAGAAATCAACACTCTGGCAAAAACCAAAAGCCCCAAGACTGTACGCAACTACCACGGCTTCATATCAGCCGTTATAAGCGCTTTTCGTCCAGACATGAAGATTTATACCACTTTGCCACAAAAACGCAAATCAGAGCCATATATACCCTCTGACGACGATGTTAAGTGCATCCTTGACTGCGCGAAAGGCACTGTGTATGAAATTCCAATTGTCCTGGCATGCTATGGACTCCGCCGATCAGAGATCTGCGCTCTCACAATTGATGATGTTGATGGTGATACAGTCTCCATCAATAAAGCATTAGTCCTTGATAAGGATAAGAACTGGGTCGTAAAGACCACCAAGACTACTGCCAGTACCCGGACAATCGTCATACCGTCTCATATTGCGGACCTGATCAGGACACAGGGATATGTCTACAAGGGACATCCAAACAATATTACGGACTTTCTAAGCGCCACACAGAAAAAATTAGGAATGCCTCATTTTTCCATACACAAGCTCCGTCACTACTTCGCCAGTAAAATGTCTGCCCTCAACATCCCAGAGGAAAACATCCTGCAGATGGGCGGGTGGGAAACAGATCATGTCATGAAAAATGTATACCGCCACGCCATGGCAGACAAAAATAATGCAGCACAAAGGGAAGCCGCCAGCAAACTCAGCAATGTGCTTTTTTCTTAAATCTGTCATGACAAATTCCATGACAAAAAATCGTATAATTTCAAATTATACCGAATAAGCGTACTATATAATTATGCAAACAAAAAGGGTTGAAAACCTTGATTTCATAAAGATTTCAGCCCTTTTTCGCTGTATTGACAGCCTTCCAGCGCTCCTGCGGATAACAGGACTTGAACCTGTTAAAAAAAGTCGCAAAATCCATGTATTTATCACATATTTTATATCGCGTGACAAATTTCATGACAAAATCATCCATCTTCACATCCATTCAATCCTGATTGCCTTTTCGCTTTTCCACCACTTTTTATCTGGACGTCTACCTTCTGGAAGCTGCTCAAGGCACTGACCTTCCTTTTGATATTTATCAATCCAGTAGCATTCGCGACTTGCAATACGCTGTGCATCTATATAATAATCATCAAACTCCGCGTTTAAATGCCTAACTTGTTACAATTGTAAGTTTAAATTTTTCACGTGTATTTTTGCCTACAATACCATCTACAACTAATCCAAGCCGCCCCTGTGCTGTTCTTATTGCTGCGTCTGACTTTAATCCAATCACGCCATCAATTCCTGATTTATCCAACAGACCAAAACGCCATAAACACCATTGTACCCACCTGGCTCCTTCGCCAGTTGTTCCCCGCTTTACGTTAACTGTTGGTTCTGTATACGGATTAGCATTTATGCTATTGTTAAGCGTATTTGACATATTTACTGTAATTCCCGCCTTTTCCAGCGTTTTTTTGTAGCTGGCACCGTTATCTAAACCGCAGACCGTATGGCTGGACGGCTTAACGTAAATAGCCCCCCTTACACAATATGCCTCATTTGCAAGATATGTACGGTCTGTAATGATCTTATATCCAAGTTTCTGCAGTTCCGTTTTCATGGTTGATGTCGTCCATCCGTTACTGCCATAAGTAACACCTGGCGCACCAGAGACCACTGCTGCCACGTTCTGCAGGCTGGAACAGTCGCAGTTGCATTTCCCTACCCTGGAAAGATCATAACCTGCTGCCTTTGCCAGTGTATTGAGTGAATTTCTATCGCCCTGCCCATAACCTATATTATCATTGGCACATGCTGCTTCGACTGCCTGTGCATGTTTTTCCCTCACTGCCGCATCCGGGTGGATCGCCATGTAAGACCAGGGTTTGCTATACCATGTACGAATACAGACCTCCTTCCCGGTCTGATCCCCCTTTTTCCCGTTTACTGTCCCCAGCTCGGATATGCTTGCGTGCCCAATTTTTACCGACATACTATTTCCCCCTTTCTGATCATCTGCAGAATCACCATCCATCCTGCAAAACAATTCTTTCTCCTGCTGCCGGCGTCGTTCCAAGCCTTTCAGAATCTTTCCGCCCGATTTCGTATAGTCGGTGATATGTTCCGCGATTTCTTTCAGTGTTCTTCCAGATACCAGTTTCTTCAATGTTCCGGGTCCAGCATTGTAACAGAACGATGTGAGGGCATCAAACTGATTCTGATTAGGTTGCAGCGATGCTGTATAATTATTTGTATACTTTACAAACCGCTGGATATCGGATAGGAACAGTGCATCCGCTTCTTTTTGCGAAATGGTCTGTCCTGCCTTGACATCGGACCCATAATGTCCCCAGCCGATTGTGTAATATTTCTCGCTGCTGACCGCTTTGTATGCAGTCAGTCTACAACCCTCAAAGGATTTGATCAGGACAATGCCCTGATCGCTAATCTTTCTTGTAGCCATATCTTTCCTCCCGGATTTCACTTTTTATTCTTCGGAGTATACTCAACTATTTTCGTATTACCCTTTTCCTGCATTTTCATCGCCTTGACCGCTGCTTCGATCAGCATGTCTAACTGATCGTCAGATATACTGATGTTTTTTGCGATCAGAATATCTTTTAACAGGCCGATTACAATAACCTTTCTTTCTGCCCCTGTCTGGGCATGATATACCTGTTGTGCCATCAGGACTGCCGCATTTACCCATTTGGTGATCTCGTCCAATTTGTCCTGCCCAATCTTTCCCCGTACCCACGGGATCAGGTAACATGTCACGACAAATACTGCCAGTAACACGATCAGTCTCAATACTTCAAAAATAATTTCATTCATAACTTAATATCCTCACTTTCCTCGTCTTGAGATCCATTTTTCAGTTTAAATCTTTTGATCAGGGCACACAGCAGAACCTCACCACCAAAAACACTAAAAAAACAGGTCGTGAGTGTACTTGACTCAACCCCCGTTTTGATGGTTACTACCGTTTGAGCTATCGTATATATAATAATACTGACAAAACAAAAAATGACATACTTGTCCAGACCTTTCATTCTTTTCTTTTTCTTCTGGTGTCTGCGCTCCTGCCTCCGGATCGCTTTCTGCCGCTTGCGTTTCAATTCAATCGCTCTTGCATCGAGTTCGTATTCCATCTTACTCATGATCACATACCTATTTGGGTGAAAATATATCCCACGACGATCCCTATAATGGTGGTAAGGATATATCCCGTTACTTTACGCCACATCTCTCCGTCCCTACTCTCGAGTACTTCCAGGCGTTTTCCCTGCTTCTCCTGTTCCCGGAGCATGCCTTCCATGCTCAGCGCAAGTTTTCCCACAGATGTTGTTAACGCCCCGATCTGTCTGACAGACTCTTCAAGTTCTTCAATCCGCCTGTTCTGGCGGTGGTTTTCCGCATCCTGCCTTTTGGCAAACTCTTCATGCTCTTTTCGCGGAAGATACATACTTTCGTCCATGATTTACCTCTCTTTCCTGCCCTGCAAGACTTCGCGGGCTTAACATTCATTATGTAGTTTAAAAATCTTTAAACAGCCCTGACATGGCTTTTTTACATTGGTAGTCCCCTGTCAGAGTCAGCGCAGGTATGCCCAAAGCTGTCAGGAGGACGAGTATTGTTGTCAGGATTTTCAAATTTTCACCCCTTTCGTCAGATAAATAGCAATATAAAAAGCTTTGTGCAGACACAGTTGCAAGCTGGGAGCGTATTAGGCACTAATTGTGAGCAAAAGTATTTAAACAGTGGATATTCTACACTTTTTGCATCGATAATTGCATACGAAAACGATGCAGCTGAAACGTTTACAATAAACGTTTCAGGCAGTAACGACGATGTAAATTACGCAAATATTGGCATGTTATCTACTACTCAAAATATTGTTAGTATAAAAAATTATAAATACATAAAATTGACCTGTTATAATGCAAATGGCTATGGAAAAAAAGCAACATGGTCGATACAGGTCTCATAAATCCGTATTTGCTGTAAAATTACAATTCCCATATAGCAACCTGCACTGCAACCTCCTGTGAACCTCCCGGAGAAAAACTTACA